TAGCTTTTTTCGGGGCGGCTTTCGGTTTAGCTTCTTCTGCGAGTTCCACAGCCGTCACACGCTTCTTGATTGGTTTGGCATCGCCAAACTTCACCATACATTTCTCTTTACCGTCTGAAGATAGATATACACGGGTAATCGTACCTACCTCGGAACCTTCTTTCAAGGTTACTTGGCTACCAACCTTCAAGCCCGGTACTTCGTTTGATTCCTCAAGATTTTCACGCTTGGTTGCTCTTTCAGTCTTAGGAGCCTTCTCCTTCATCGTTTTGTCAGACTTGGAAGGGGTTTTCCGGTTTTTCTGGCGTTCATCAAACTCCTTTTCAGCCTTGTCTAAGCGGGCTTGTTCTGCCGGAGTCAATTGTTCATCCGAAACGTATTCCGTTGTCTTTTTGTTCTGACGTTTTGCAGCCGCTTCCGGTGACTTGTCAGCGGGTAACTCCTTTTCAGCCTTGTCTTCTTTCTCAGCTTTCGGTTCTTCCTTTTTAGGAGCCGGGGCTTTCTTTGCCTTCGGAGCCTCTTTCTTTGCGGGGGCTGCCGGGGCTTCTTTGGGTGCGGGTGCTCCACCCATCTTTTCCAATAACTCTGTCGCTACCTGAATTTCTACTTCGTTTGATTCCTCATTGTTGATAACGTTCTGAAGTTGCTCTGCCGAATACTTACGGAATTTTACTCTTGTTGCTAATGCGTTTGCCATAATCTTCTTTAATTTATTTAAAACTGTAATTCATGTTTCGATATACAAATATACTTACTTTTGTCTTAAAAGTTTAATATCTTGGACAAAATCTTTATCAATTCTTCCCGGTATGTCCAAATCCTCCTTGACCACGTTCAGTTTCTCCAAGATCGGCTTCGGTTTCTACCACCTGAAAATTCGCCTGCACGAATGGCACGAAAACAATTTGTGCCACACGGTCGCCATCTTCAATTTTCTCAACGTCCTGCCCTAAATTAATTAAAGGCACGCCCACGTCACCACGGTAATCGGCATCAATAACCCCCGGAGCGTTAATCACGGTAACGCCTTGTTTTAATGCCAAACCACTACGAGGGCAAATAAATCCTACCATCCCCTCCGGAATAGCCATGTGTAATCCAGTAGGGATTAATCGACGTTCCCCCGGTTGCAGGTAAATAACTTTCTCTTCAGGTAAGAACGCTCTTAAATCGGCTCCTGCCGAATCTTTTGTCTTGTACACGGGCAATTCATGTGTACTGTGGTTTACAATTTTCAAATCCATTCGAAATCTTTTTTAATTGTTAATTCACTATATTTCGCCAATTGATTACCAGAAAGAGTCTTGACGATTACCTCTTCCCGGACAGGATTATTCGAAACAACTTCGGTTCTCCTGCCTTTATATTTCACTCGTGTTCCACGAAACAAAATATACCATTTGTCATAATTACCTTGTACTCTTCTTTGCTCCTCATCCTTATATTGGAAGTGCGGTAAACCCCGCCCCGACCAGAAATATAAGTTTACAAACCCTAATACGTCAAAGCCCGGACTAAAGATTGTCCGTATCCCAAATTTCTTTCCCAAATCCTCTATCTTCGATCTTTTCTTAGATGCTATATCTGCCGCAACCTGAGCGTAAGATGCTGTTCGGTAAATCAATGATCTTAATCTATGAGTTAGGTACTCTAACTGAAGATTAATTAGGAACTGTTCGTGACTGATACGATATTCGTTTTCCATACCTTAAAATTTTACTTCTACTTTATTCGCATAAAAGTTTATAGGGTCTGTCGCTTGGGTTAAAACTTCTTCTAAATATTCCAACGTAATATTACCCGGATCAACTCCCTCCTGCCGTATAGCGGTCACGTACACTTGCTCAAATACATCTCTCATTCTAAACGCCGTTTCCTTACTTTCGTTTATCGTGCCGTAATCATATAAGAGAATAACCGTCTTAACTTTCTTACGGCGCATCGCCTCTATTTGCCCCCGCCCTATATTATTACCGAACGTGAAACAACATTTGATATCATCAACCTCGGAAAGACCTAACAGGTTCTCAATATTTATCATATCAAAGATACCCTCCACTATAATAACCGTTTCTGTCTTCCCTTCAATAATATTATCATACCCGCCTAGTAAGTCCTGAAAATTCGTTTCCGAGTTTCTATACCGTAAAACCAAATCAGCTTCTCCCCGTTTATACGCTTCCAAATTAGCCTTGTGCCATTCCTTACTATTTCTACTTCTCGCCCACCATGCCACTGGAATGCCATCTATCTTTATCTTAAAGATAATGTAATTCTGCAACTTGGGGTTTAACGGTGAATCTGTATAGGAGGGTTCAAATTCTTTATAATGGCATTCCTTAAAACCACGACCGTCCAAATAAGCATCGTGAACTAAAGGTTTTAGCCTCAATGGCAACGAAACCGGGGTAATTTTAAATTCTTCCGATTCTTCCTCTTCCATCCAATTTGCCTTATCCATTTGAATTTCCGCATCAAGCCGAGGGCACTTGTCCAAATCCTTAGCCGTGTTTGGAACAAACGTCTTTTTAGCTAGGGAAGTTTTATTTAGCTTTTTTAGAAATTCGTATAGGGAAGTTTTGCGGGGGCATTTCCAACAGTGAAACGTTGCGATACCGCTCTCGTTGAAAATAATCCCCCACTTACCCGTTCTTCCACAAAAAGGACATTCCATATTCCGGTTGGTCAACCAACCTTGGGTTCCGAACTTAACAAGGTTAAATTCAGCAATTATGGCATCCTTATCGTATTTCATTTTCTATTGCGTTTATTCCAATCCTTAAATGATTCCTTCATGGTACGTTCGTCTACAACGTCGCTAGAGTCTCTTTTAGACACGGGCGCACCGTCGGCAACCTTACTGCCATACACTCCCGGTTGAATCTCTACTCGCTCCTCTTTGACCCCTCTTTCCTTGTTTTTACCCCGGCGTTCTAGTTTCTCTAACGCTGAAACGTCCAACACGGTTTCCAATGTAGAGGAACGTGCCATATCATAAAAGAAACCATTCTCGTAATTCGTTGGAATTCTAACTATAATACCGTTGTTCTTGTAATTACGCATCTTATCAAAATACAACCGCATCATGTTATTCTTTCCTTCCTCTAGCGTAACGTTACCCGTTAACACGAATGAAAATGGCTTAACCAATGTACGGTCGCCTTCGGTATTGGCACGGGTGATAACCCGGTTAGGATCGTTCCATACTTCAAACGGCACGTCTCCGGTTTGGGTTGCTGTCACGACAACCATGTCGTACTTCTTAGCAATATCTTTTAACCGTTGGGCGCACTTTTGCAAGCGGTATTTTATAAAGTTGGGATCGTAGTCTATTTTACGGCTTTCACCCGTCAATAACAAGTCTATAGAGTCCAACGTTAGGAGGTCAGGGTAAAACCCGTATTCCTTTTTGTAATCCTCTATAACCTGCACTAGATCACCAATCGTAAGGTCTAGTAACTCTTCCGTGGCGTAAACGTCAATATCACTATTCACAAGGTTTGCCCGGTTAATCAACCCTTTTACCCGTAGCCGGGTTTCTTCAGTTAAATCTCCACGCATAATTTTGGAATAAGTAGTATGAGCGATCATCTGGTCGAACTTTACCACCGCCTCATCCGCTCCACCTTCTAACTGCACGTGAAGAACGTGATTATGGGCTATTGCCGTGTTATACCACGCTATGTATTTCAACGCCGTTGATTTACCAACACCGGATCGCATGATCATTAACACCGTGTCCTGACGGGGGATACCCCCATCGGTAATCTCATCAATAGTTGTGATACCAATAGGCATTTTCGAACGACGAGTTTCATCTTCCGCTTTTGCGGCTATGGTATTAATATTCTTATCAAAATCCCTGTACACACGTCTAAACTGCCCGTTGTCTTTAGTTAGGGAGAAACTATTGATTTCTATCATTCGCTTCTCCAATAACGCCATCGCTTCTTCTTGCTTACCTTCGTTATACATATCAGAAATCTCATGTTGCGTGGCAACAAACGTCTGACGTTTTAGGAAGGTTTCAAGTTGATCCACCATCGGCTCTACCTCTGGCACGGGTAACGCCTGTACATCCTTTATCTTTTTGAGGACATCCTCTTTATTACTATAAGCCATCTCAACCATGCCGAACGTCGCATGGCGACCGTTCTTCATATTGTCATTCAATACTTTCAGCATGGCTTTACAGCCACCTAACTCCCTAGGGAAATTGCTTAAATCAAGATTTGACGTGACAAGCCTAGCGAACTCTCTATTCGCGAACGCTAATCGCATCATTTCTTCAACAAAACTAGGGCTGAGAATTGCATCAACTTTTTTACTCATAATCTTTTAAATTGAATCTACTACTACTCTAATAGTTCCCTCTCTCAACTTGTTAATAGCCATAAACGCCGATGACACGGTATCATCATGCCCGCTAATACTTTCTAGCGTTCCCTTGTCCGGGCGGAATGCAATACTATTGAACTCCCCGAACATTTGCTCGACCTGTTTACGACTATCGGTATGCCACGGGCATTTTATCGCTCCACGCTCAAACAACGCTGCCAACGACACCCACCCGGTACGTAAGTCTTTCTTATTCCCGGCTGTGGTGGTAAACGGTGTAATATTTCTAATACCCTGTTGACGTGCCATATCCGCAAGTATGCTTTGGAAACCGTTATTTTCTACTACGATTTCGCTCGGTTTAAAGCTACGGTCTAGCTGCATTATTTTATTCAACTGTTCGTTATGAGAAAGCCCCTTTTCACGATAAATATATAGGAGATAATAATTCCCTAGCAAATCTTTACCCCAAACGGAATAACAAGTGTAATCCGCCCCCACGTTACCGGAAACAGCAAAGTCACATCCAATTACTACTTTGGCTAGTTTAATAGGAAAAGATTCTATGTTATTCACTAACATATATTTTTCCATTCCATACGTGCTACGCATAAGAATTTCCCACGGAAATATCGTACTATCGTCACTGATGGGCACAACCAAATACTCACGGCTAAACACCATAGTTCCCAATGATTGTTTTTCCTCCATCAATTTCTTAAACGTGAAACGGTCAGGAGCAAGCAAACGCCCATCAGGGAAGACTGCCGGGTATTCAAATACCTTAAACTTGGGGTCTTCTTTTAACTTAGCGTAAAGGTCATTCTCTTGGTACGGGGTATTATGGGAAACAATTCCATTTGAAACAAAAGAATGTGTTTTGGGCATTGTAAAATCAACCGTAATAGATTCCCCCTCTTCTATAGATTTTACTTTTAAAAATCCATAGCCACTTTCAACATTCTTCTTAAAAATATTTGCTTCCTTTGTTGTTGCCCCAACCCAACAAACCCATTCGTAAAAAGATTGCAAATCTTTTAATTTGTGAAGACTAACCGCTTGGGAGCCTTTCATTTTAAGTTTTTCTAAACCAAATCTGACTCTATCTTCTTTGGTAAGGGAATGAAATTTTCTAATAGACCTCATCAACTGATTTTGATAAGGAACCATTATTAAAGAAACATCTGAAACATATTTAATGCTTTTCCATTTATCACCTTTTCCTGAATGAGGAAAACCTATTTCACGCATAAAAATATCAATCATTTCTTTGGAATCTATTCTTAGCAAGTACCCCATTCTATCTGTTTTAACCTTTTCAGTACTTTGACATTTCTTAGTGCTTACCGAAGATAAAATACCAAAATTAAGAAGAACAAATTGAATTTGCCTTATAAGTTTTTCACTTACAGAAAAACAGCTTATACCTCCATTCTTAGAAAAACAACCATCTCCATCAAAATACCCTGACAAAAATTTAGCAAGTTCTCTTTTCCCAGAATGTAGTATTTTCTCTGGAATATACTTGGTATGGCTATACAGCCCATACTCATAACCGAGGCTATGCCATAATTCACGCTTATCTTGCTTATAATATCTTATATGGATTTCATGACTTTGCCCATTCACAATATGCCACCCCTGATTCTCAATCAAATACTTTCTAATTCCAGAAACTTTCTTAGCTATTGTTATTCTATCCTCAGATAAATGTCCATCGGCAATACATAACCCCATTTGATATAATTCATCATCGCTTACATTTAAAGGCTTTCCCCAGACATTTGCCCCAACTTTTATAGCAACAAAATCTCCAATTTGTAAATCCTCCGCCTTACGCCAAACATATTCTCCAGATTTGTCACATACTAAAACCGGGTGAACAAAACTTGTTTCCAATTGAAATCCTTTGTCAAAAGTTATCTTTTTGGTTTTCGTTTTGCCATTTATATAGTATTTTGCAACAGATTCTAATTCTCCACCATTGTAAACAGAAATACCACAATTATAATACCCTCTTTCGCTATCGAGTGGTACCGGACTCAATTCACCAATCGTTCTAATCCCATTTTCGGTTAACACCATAGTATCAGGTGCTACGCATCCATCCACAAGATTATACCCGTATGGCTCAACAATAGGTGAAATCGTACCGTTGAACAAATCAATCAATTTCTCACGCTGTTCCAAACTGTATATACTGGATTCGTCAGGTAAGTCATCGCTCACCGCCGCCCCCACGTGCAAACCACGAATAAACCCATCCTTTCCACGCAAGTGCAATTTCGTACCGTTCTCCCCCTCTATACCCGTGGCAGCAAGTGACGCCTTTCCATTCGGGTTAATACGATAGCCTAGAGCATCATTAATTTTAATTTCCTCCGCAATTTTATCAATATGCTCCTTACCCAACTTTTCCGTATTGGTAATAATACAAGTTTCTTGGCGATTCTTATTATCCGGAGTGTCAGCCCTCATGAACGTGGGGCGTTTATAGGTGTACAGCCTCCACAATGGAAAGGCGTAACAAAACTCGTAGGAATTATGCACCACGGTTCCATCTTCTAATTGGAATAAATGATCACCATCTGTCATGAAACCGTAATAAGAATCCCTACCAATGCAAGTCACTCTAATATCACTCTTTTCAAAGATTGGTGTGTCCGGACTAAATACCCGATACCCCTGAAAACGACGCTGCTTCTTTACCGGGTATTTATAAAACTCGTTCATCGGCATTTCCACATACGCTTTCTTCTTGGTGTCATACAAACACATCACGTGCCAGAAATTCACCACGTAGGGGATGCCATTCTCTTGTTCTACCCTAAACATTTGCCCCTCACCTATATGTCGGGTAAGCACTTTACGAGGCGTGTAATCTATCCCCATTACTTCCATGCCGGGGTAAATGTCCTCCACGTTCTTAACCGTGAAATCTGCCATTAAAATTGGAGTGCCCGCAATAAAACACTTTCCATGTGAACGAGCGGCAAGGTACGCACTACTAGGATATAACTGCACCATATTACCCCACTCTAAATTTCTCCACCCTTGTCTAAAGGAAGGCAGCATGGTCGTCTTGAAATAATTGTAAGATTTCACCTTTAACGTTTCATCCATTGATTCCGTAAGACAATCAACGTACTGAAGACGTTCGGTTTCTAAGGTATGGTTTAAATTAAGCACCTGATTCGTTTGCTTAAATATCTCGTTCATCATTTCATCGACATCACCGCCATACCCGTCCAACAGTTGATTCAACGCCTTGGTAGGGAGAGCCTCCAGGACGTTGAATGTGGTGTTGAAAACGGCGTCAAGCTGCTTATGCGACAGCTTCCCATCCTCATTAAATCTTATCATCTCTTACACAATTTGAAAAGTTTCTCTAAACCTTGATTTCACTTCAACCGGGGCGGTATTAGCCACGCCGTCCCCTCTGAAAATTTGTAAATATTTAATAAGTAATTCGGCATTCGCACGAGTATCGGCTAACGCCCGGTGAGCGTTTACCAATTCCACACCCTCTTTGCGACAGCACGTTCCCAACTTGTAATTCTCTTGTTCCAAACCCCGGTACCAACTCAATTTCATGGTATCTTCAACGAACTTCACGTATTCCCACAAATCATCATTATTAAAGGCAAACATACCTTCAAAAAATGGAATATCAAAGAGTTGAAAATTATGTCCAGCTAGAATAGCACCTATTCTTTTATTGGCGTATTTCTTCAGAAGGGCTTTCGTTTCCTTGTACACGGTTTTGATGTCTTCACCGTTTTCAGTTAGGTGCTGAACTGACAATCCATGCACTTCCTCAGCCTGCGGAGAGTATTCAAGCCCATCTTTATAAGGAGCGATAATCGCATTGTATTCGGTAACAATTTCCAAATTAATACAATCCACTACCACCATAGCCACCTCGGCGAGTGCTATATCGTCAAAAGCCTTTTTGTTCTTATTCGGGAGCCCACCAGACTCTACATCGGCACAAATAATGTACTTTACTGTTGTGTCCATAACAAAATTATTTTAGTAAAAATTTTAAATCCTCAATATCTTTATCACGATCTTCTATATCGTCATAAACTAGTTGTAAATCTAACACAGGATTCTTATCAGCCTTAATCCCCTCCTTGAAATCATTAATGATTATCATCGGTTCCCCCTCTATTGATTCCCCTTCTTTAAAGCTAACAATAAAATAGCGAATAACGCTTTGTTTTTCCCTATCCCTAAACGTGAACAATTTAGATTTAAACTTTTGTTCTAATCTATCAGCAAACCCGTTAATCGCTTTTTTCAAACGTGCTTCAGGTACATCTTCCCGAAAGTCTATTAAATCTGCCACTTTAGGTGCACCCAAAATTCGACAAATTCTCATTAACACGCCTGCGCTAAAATCATCATCTAATAATGCCATATACGTAATCTTTTATTGTAAGTTTTTCCGTGAGCCAAATTCATAAATCTGATGACATTCGACACACACGAGTTCTATATTTGTTTTCATTAACCGCAATTCGGGGTAAGCCCCTTTTGATTTTATGTGGCTAAAAAAGATCGGTTTTAACGTCGCACCGAGAGGCTTCCCACATTTGGTACAAATATGCGGGCGTTCCGCCCAAATCTCTTTAAAGAGCTCTAATTCACCCGTGGGTTTCTTTTTCTTGGGTGGTTTGGCTTGTTGCCGTAACCGGGCAATCTCAAACCGTGTCAAACCATTGTGCAAACGCTTGTAATTACATTCATCGCACAAGCACTTCGTTTTATTTACGATGTACTTTTCACGTCCGCATTTGCTACAAATCTTCTTCTCCATAATCTGCCATGCTTGAATTAACGGGTCTCAACTTCACGTTCCCAGAAACATCATTAGGAAGTTGTTCTAACTTGTGATACAAATTACCTCCGTTGCAAAACAACGTGTAACACGTCTTTTCAAAAGGACATTTATCACACATTTCACTACCTTCAACGTATGCCTTTTCCCCATACTTGGCAACACAAAAATTCGGTCCAGAAATTCTTGACATTCTCAGTCTTTCCTTATCTAAAACTTCTTGCTTTACCGGGGTATACGTGTGGCTCTTAACGGGGCAACTGAATTTCTGTTCTGACCCCCACAGTCGAGAATAATAAAACGCTCCTTCTTCATACTCTTCATATCTTCTCCACGCTTCCTGCATTAAAAACCACGAGCATAGAGGGGGTTGCTTATGTGTTTGCCGGGCGTACATATAAAACTGAAACAATAGAAAGTCCCAAATAAAATCAGCCCCGGCAGAAGGTGGTAGTTTAGCGATAAACTTCTTCACCCATTTTTGATGTTGTTGAGTCTTCATGTTTATAGAACGAGGTTGTACCCGCATTCTAATCTGAAGATATTCATAACATCGAAGAACAATCTTTATAGTAGTTTCTTCATCATATAACATAATCATTTTTAATTTTAAGGAAGGCGGGTCGCCCCGCCATACCTTTAGTTCCACCCTATTTCCACGTCAACACTTTCAACGGTAGGGAATGTCACAGGTCGATATCTTCTACCTGTCGGGTCATCTGGATCTTTTTCAGCCACCGTTTCATATTGTAACCGGGCTTTTTCAACATCAATATGCCTGCCAATCCAAATACCTACTTCCTCACCGGGTTGCATGGAAGGAATCAGTAATTCCGCACCGTCTACCATTTCCACAAACTGTGCGTTAAATGGTTTATTGGTAGGAGACATCACATTCTCCATAAACGGTTTGTTATACTTGTCCTTACCATTTAATACGGTTGTCGCCATTTTAAAGGTGCAAATCGCATCCTCTGGAACCACCATCTTTATCGTCACATCTGTTACTTCTTGATTATAACTGTTACGCAAGATAATAGCCCGGTATTCATCTCTGCCGTTTTTAATCGCCATCACAGAAATATCATCAAAAATATTTCCAAAGTCATCATTTCCTACTGGAGTAGAAGACTTATAACCTCCCAAAGAAACTCCGGGATTCGGTTGGGGCTGATCATAACCTGCTGTCGTTGTATAAAATAGTTGCATCTTAGTTTATTTTTACCATCACGCCTTCGTCTTCTCCTGTTCCTGAAGCAGAAGGCACAGTTAATAATTCATGTGTTTGCCCGCCCACGGGTGTTTGAAGTTTCACTTCAAAATCCCAATAATCTCCTGCCGAAGGTACAAAATAGGCGACAAAGGTAGTATTAGACGTTAACACGGGATTTTCCTGTTTGTTTGTACTCCATTGCACACCGTTACGATACCATGCAGCAAAAGCGTATCCTTCTGCCGGGTATGCCTCTATCGTTTGGGGTATCCCCGCAATAGCGGATTGCGTGTCAGAAGCCATTTTGTTCCCACTATTCAACTGAATAGAACCTTGCGAGGTGTCGCCTGTTTCAGTACGACAAGTTACCTGAATCTCCACAGGAGGATTTGGGTCTTCCACAAGCGTCACGGTCAGAGTTTCATCCGTACCGTGAAACGTATATGTACCCGTTTTAGTAACATAACCAGATTTTGAAACGGAATAAGAAACCGTTCGCCCGTTCACACCTGTCACGGTGTTAGTAACCACTCCGTCAATGATTACTCGGGCGTCAGTAGGATTTGGCAAAATCGTTAACGTGAATAACTCCGAAGGTGCTCCTCCACCTAAATTCCAAAATTCCTCTCGCTCATCCAAAATCGTTATCGAGCCTCCGTTATTTTGTACCCTAGCAATATAATACTCGTTATAATACTCGTTTTCATCTTTAGGAGGTTGTACTCCGGTGGTGGTTTCCAATACCAAACTGATTTTGTAAGAATCATATTGATACAAGCCGCCCGCCAATTGAGCGTCAGTGAACCTACGACCCATAGGCATACTTCCCAAAATAACGACTTTCAATTGTTGTTCCGGTTGGAAGGCGTATCCACTTGATAACACTAGATTCGTGTCATTCACGATATCAACTACCTGATAAACCTTGTCGTTCAACACTGCCACTGAATTTCCCTCTTCATCGAATTTAACAAATTTGATACACGTGGCAACACCAGAACTTTGACCTCGAACTAAGCCCGCAAAATTCACGGTTCCTGATAAGTTACCAGAGGCATCAACAGCGGCGTACCCCGGTTCCGTGTTGGTTGACCGATACGCTACCTTAATCCAATAGTACTGATTGTCATTAGGAATGACAAAATTCTGCTGCGACGGCACGTAAAACGGTTTGTAATTCGGACCGATCACGTACCCCCCGGCAATGTTCACGGTTCCAAATGTAGTGGAAACCGTAACCCTAAAGGGCGCACCCGGTTTTGAACCGGGAGACACAAGCCCAAAGGATAGAGAAGCCGACAGAATGGCTTCTAAAGCCGTATTCTGAGTGGAGAACTTGACCAACTGATCAAGTTCCTCTTTCTCTAAGAATGTGTTCCGATAAATATTTAATTTACTCATAATAATTATTTATTATCCTTCTTCAATAATTTCTACTTCTATCGGGGTATCATCACCACTACTCGGCGTTACGGAAACCCATGTACCCGGTAACGGATCAATAGCCCATTTCACATTAGAGGATGCAATCAACCTGCTACTTCCTCCCGCCTGTGGTATAACCACTTCTGCTGGAGAGGATGATAATGATCCTGAAACTTCAAAGATCGCTTTAACGTCAATATCAACGTCCACTAATTGATATACCGTGGGATTACGTGTGTCAACAGCCCCTTCCGGTGCAATTTCCCAACGTAAGAAAGCGTAACCCGGTGCGGGTGTAGCCGTCAAATTAATCTCTGTACGTGGCAAACGCTGTGGAGGCTCAGGTGTAACTACTACCGTGCCAAAGCCCGGCTCTACGATCTCAACAGACACGTTCAACGGTACCGTCATTCTAACGTAAACATCTTTATCAGATTTCATCGTTGCAGACCCGGTACTCGTGACACCCCGGTACTCGCACGTCCAATCTATAATACTATCAACGGGCACTTCAAAACGCACGTAACCATTCTCATCGGTGCTGTTTACAAATTGCGCACCTCCCCGAACCGTCACAGTCACTTTAGCCCCTTCCAACATAGCCCCGTTATACGTGTTAGAAACGTAGAAAGTAGCAAACCATGACGTCCGAACCACCCAATCCAACCACGTTACGGAAACCACGTTCTTGTAACTTACAAGATATCTTTTTATAAAAGACTCTATGTCCGCCTTAGTTCGGGCTGAACGTATTTCAGCGTACATGGCTATAACGTTCTTTTGTCCTAAATACCCCTGCGTGAATGGTAAGGACAACGGCTTCAAAACAATACCCCCTATCGCGATATCGGAAACGTTTCCACTTCTATTCTGAACCAAATAGGGAGCCATGTACCGAATATCTTCTATAAACCGCAACGGTCTACCATTTAAGAAATTCAGATACAAATCCTCATCTTTCAGTTCCACAATATTGTAAATAATTCCCTTCAACCTGTACCACTTGTTAGCCACTAGACACGGACTTTGGTACCGATCTCCTAAAAAGAAACTACTCGTGGCTTGAAAATCTGTCAAACGAACTTGCTGCCTTAGCTGCATATTTCCGTTATAACAGTTAACCCCGAATTCTATATTCTGCGGTAAAGAATTTCCATACTCATCACCGTTCAACGCTTTCACCCAAACGGTAATTTCATAATTTAATCCTCGGTAAACTTCCATCACTTTAGTGGTGTCAGCTTGGCTATCAACCCCCGATCTTCCCGAACCTGTTGGCACTAGCACGTAACGATTATCCATCATTTTACGTTCCACGCTACCCACGATAGGGTATTCCTCAAGTTTGCCAACCCCCACCACGTTAGACAATTCCAAACCGGGGGGCACGTTGCCCTCCAAATAAAGTAACCATTCTTCTTCGGTTAAAATGGTGTTATTAACTGGAGTTTCATCTTTAGGAAGTGTAATGGTTTCTTCCCCGAAGGTAATCTTATCACTGTAAACATCCCCAGAATAATCTGGTCCGAAATCATACCCTTTTGAAACCGCATTCACCGTTTCGGTGCCATCCCACGTGGGTGATGACCATCCCATGCACCACCCCGTATCTTGAGGTGCAAGTGCCCCAAATATGAATTCATTGGGTTTGGAATACCCTACTAATCTTCTTAACTCACCATCAAGCCGTATAATTTCACCATCCTCATTTTCTGATTGTTTTTGGGTAATTTGAAACGTTCCTCTTTCAGAAAACTGCTTAATCCAGTTCTTAAATAGAAAGCTACGTTGCTCTGGTGTGTCAATATTTTCATATACTAGCCCCCACCCTTCAATGAATTTCTGCATAAGAAAATCATCGTTTTCAATAAAACGAAACTTGCGGGCGTAAATCACGATGAACGCAAAGAAATGAGTTATAGCAAAGAAGTACGCCGTGTAATCTGCCTCGTTATCCCGTTTAATGTATAACGGAACGATACCCGGCTCGTATAACTTCTCTAACACGTTTAAAGCCCACGCAAGCACCTGAGGGTCGTTGTTTTCAAAAAACTGTTTAAAAACCGACTTATCGTAAATCACGGTAGATAACGGATCGGCTAACGGGGTTACCATGCGGCTACGGTACTCCACCCGTTTATAGGGGTCAGTCACGTAATCTACCACCAACTCGCACGCCTCGTGCAAGCCACCCATCGCCGCAAGGGTCGTCGTTGTTAAAATTTCCCAATCCGTAAAGGTCTGCCCGCCATCTTTCGAATAACGATATAAATTCCGGTTGCCTTCTCGAGCCGCTTGCAACACCGGAATCAAGCCCGCCGCCGGAATGATGTTGGTAGAGATACGAAATCCCTTACCTATTTGTGGATAATCTCTATATACTAGTGTAGACATATTAATCTCTTTTTCTACGGGTTTTATCCTTACTCACGTTTATCCATGAATTGTATAATATCGTGCCGTCAGGATTATGATTTATCACCTTTATTTCGTAGCCTTTTGTTCCAAAACGTATTCCAAGGAATTTACATTTTGGCACCTTGTATAATACGTGCGTGAGGCTGTCACGGGTGGTCATCTTAAAGTTATTTATAGGAGGGTTCTCGTTAAAATCAATTTGTTGATTTACCGTCCACCATTTTGTATCCTTATTCCATTCATATTTACCGGGCGAAACCTGTACTAAAGAATCTCTATAAACAATCTTAGTTTCTACCACAGTTTTAACCACCTCTTTGATTTGAGGTGGCTTTATCTTTAATTCTTCTATCAGTTTAACATCTTCGGCACGTAACTTCTTAAATTCTGAAACCGTCAATTGCAATTCCTGTATTGTGGTAACATCTTCGCCTCGTTTCGTTTTCTCATGTTCCAACTCCGTCATCAAGGCTTCCACATTATTGCGTTCCCTCTGGTACTTGCTTTTATTCTTTGAAGCCGTTCTTATCGTTATAAAGAGTGCCCCGGCTAATAACACGATAAGAATAATTTTCCAATGCTTTAATACAACATCTTTCATCTTTCTTCTGTTATAGTAATCCAAACTTCTTCACCGTCATCAATGGCAGCTTTCACCATGCTACTCACTTTCGTGGAAGCCACGAATTGTTGGCTGAGTTTCTCTTGACGAGGCGTGCGGGTTCCCACCAAAATACACCCGTCAGAATGATCAACGTTTGCCCCAGCGTGAATCAATATCCCCAAAAAATGGGGTACGTTTTCAATAGCCGGATATTCTTTTTTGAACTTAGGAGAATACCTCCAAATAACCCGGTACCGCCCCGCCGGAATACAAGTCTTCCCGTAAACTTTTTCCTTACACTTGCACGCAATTCCTTTCGGGGTATTAGGACACTCTGCGGGTAAATCCCTACGAGCGTCTTCCAATGTATCGCAGATTCTTGCAGAATCAATATACATAGTGCCAATCGTGGCGGTGTCGGTAAATTCTGTTCTTTTAACTAATATTTCCATGGCTCTTAGTTTTTATCGTTATCAAGATTCATTTCTGGGTCATCCCCTTCTATTACTCTGTTAATCTTACGTTTTGTTATCTTCCGTATAGCCAGAAACACCGGATGTTCGCTAATGTCGCCTGCATTTTCCAAGAACGACCAAAATTCTGTCCCACATACAAAGCCCGCTACCATGTTAGGCAACTTCAAATCAACGAAATCAAATATTTTAGTATCCAAATAATAAGACAACGAAACCGCTATTAAACTAAACGCTAGTTTGTAAATGGTATTCCACGCTTTAGCACTTTCAAAGTACCATTTCACCTTTCTGCGTTTCGCCCGTTTATAGGAGGCTATACACCCCACGACAAAATCAATGGCAATAAATATGAATACCCCAATCAACATATCCTGAATCGGTGCGAATGCCCCTAATAAGGTGCTTCCCGCCCCGGCTAACCACTGCATATTGAAATTCCTGACCTCCATAATCATAATCGTAAACCGTATATTTGCAACTCAATTTTAACTTATTTCATTGTAAATATACGGCATTTTGTCTAAAAATTAGGCATTAACTTCTGGGATAGAACACCGGAGAAAACTCATCCTCCTCATCAAAAAGAACTTCCCCATCTAAATTCCTCATGATAAATTTCTTTATACGAGGTAACTCCCATTCAGGTACGGACTCATCTGTACGTGGTAAGAAATACTCGTCAGCCACGTAACGCACTCCTTCAGTACGTTTAACAATACCTAACAGGTTATCCCATTCAACTTTCTTACCCGGTTCCCAATAACGAAAATCCAAATACTTGGTTAATTCAACCTGAATATTCTTGCGCACGGTAGCCACGTCATACCCGGCTTCCAATTCACATCGGAAATCTACTCCGGTACTACCACCCACTTCATACCACGTGGCATTCTCCAATTTGATACCCATTAAACGCCCTGACACTATCATATCTCCAATACCAAAATAGGGAGTGGCTGCATCTAACAACACCTGCAATTCCTGTGAAGAAAGCTGCTGCCCGTTTTGCGTGGCGATTTGAACGTGCAAGAAAGAATCCTCCATCACACCGACGAACATAATCTTTAACACACGATCATCAGCGGCGGAAAACACTTGCGTCAGTTTTTCCAACGTGCCTTCGGCGTTTATATTCTGATGATTCAATATTCTTATTCTGAACGTTTCATCATCTTCCTCATCACGCCCACCCATTGCATAATATTCGTTAGTGCATTCATGGTGACCACTTGGTACCGGGGTCAACGTTACGATACTATTAGCGTCCACGTTGGTAAACGCCCCTAACGATTCGCTTCTTACTTTCACGTAGCCATACCCGGTATCACCAACAGTCATAGATTCCTCAATAGGGAAACGCACGCCGCTTGAACTAACAAACACGTTCGTTCCGGCGGTATAAGTCGTACCGGGGTCAGCATACACCCTGATATAAGTAGAGGAACCTAACGCACCACGACGGGGCGGCACGCCAAACAAACTCGCCGCTCTATCCAAATAATCCCCCGAAGCCTCTTCCGGAAATATTTGTGCCTCCACAATGGCAACCTCCTTCAAACACTTTTGCGCTACCTTGGCGTTAGCATACGCCGTTCCATTCAAAACAGAATTGTCAGTGATATCTGACACTTTATCCGTTTTGTTTAGAAATGTCTCCACCCATAAATTCTTTAGGAAGGAGATTGTATTGTTTAATTTCGTTATCATAATTGTATATTTGTTTCCAGATAATTATTCGTTACCGTCCGGGCACTCAATTTGACAAATATGTTATCATCTTTAGCGTACAAATCTATCAAATTCACCTCTATCCACCTCGCATCTCGTTGGAACATATTCAACAAATGCTTGAAAATAGTCGGATACTGAATAGCGTTCATCGAAGAACCTATCATATCATTAGGAAAACCATATTCTGGAAACTCTGGTATTGAACCTTTTAATGATGATAAAATCGTGTTAAATGCCTGCCGTATGGCATCGTTAAATTCCACCGTTAAAAGGTCATTATTTACAAACCCAAAATCCACGCTTATGTCTTTTCCTAATATCTTTTCCGTTGACAGGTTATCAACAATATTTGGAATATCGAAGTTTCCAGACTGCCTAATGTTTATCTTGAACATTCCTCCACCGTCATTAGCGGTGTAATCTTCCTCTTCAACATAATTGTTCTTGGCAATGTTGAACCACGAATCTTGCGGGTCATCCAACCCTAACTCTGAAGCAACGTCTTCAAAGGTCTCACGGGTCTTCAAAACCCTTTCAAGAACCACATTATTCCCATACCGCCCTAAAATGGCTGAGCGAAGCCAACGAGAGGAATTATTAATCGTCCACAGTTTTGTTTGGCAGTCCGTAAACACGTCAAGCAATTCCCATGAATCAAGAGTGCTGAACCCGCTTGCTTTCAAATAAAACAAAGGCTCAATCGCTTCTGACTGTTTTAGGAGGGCATCAAGCCGCCCAAAAGAATCCCTGACATCAATATTTTGCCCCATGTAATAACCCACTATATTCGGGTAATACGTGTTACAAAGCAACACAAAATCTTCGAAGTACGATTTAATATCGTACCCCGTGATGTCCTTAAATATTTCCATTGCAGCTTTCATAGTATCGCTCGTGTTACTTTGGTTGCTAAATCATTCACTCCGGTTTGAATAGCCGCATTCGCCAGACTGTTTATCAGCCAACTCTTGGCATTTTTCTTGTTGGCAACAAGTTCCAAAGGTGCTATCGCAATCATGGTAATATTATAATTCCAAATCATATTCTTACTTAAATCCTGCGAAAATTGAGCACCACTAGGAGGAACTACTACCAAATAACTTTCCCCGAGTGCCATATTGTAAAAATACAGCCTCAACGGCTTACCATCCTGTCCCAACCCCACGCTCTTAGAGAGCATCGCCTTTATAATTTTCGTTACCCCGTACCCGGTTTTAACTCCAACGTTAAACTGAGAAGTCCTAAGGGTTAGTAAAGACGCTCCCTTTTTAATGGAATATAAATCGTATTTACCTGAAACGGTGCTAAACGCTACCCCCGTAGTGGTTACAGGGTTACTAACATTTAGCAATATCTTAAAGTTACGCCCGAACGAACCCTTGATATTTATCTCTTGCGGGGTAAAGGAAGGATTCGTTAAAACGGTAATTCCAGATAAAGATTTTTTAACATTGGTACGAGTTGGTTCCGTTTTCGTGATAGAATCCGGTGTAATAGGGAAAGCTATGTAATCTATCGTGTTGTCTTGGCTATCGGTCAATTCAAGTGCTACCATGTACCATTCGAAATCATTCGGATACATGGCGGCTACCGCCTGCGCTCCAACTTGCTTTTGGAGGCTCCATACTTGTTCTACAATTGCACTCGCCATATTTTGTTTATTATTTGGTTACAAATATAGCACATTCTTAGACAATTTTACCCGGTGCCGTCGTTGCTCCCGTCTGTGCCGTGGCACTACCCGTCGTCGCAACGGCTATTCCTGCGGGTACTTCACCCGTCATTACAAACGTCGTAATGGCTGCCGCTAGTGCATCAGCAAAATCTCTATCTTTTATTTCTGTTTCTTGACGCATACGTGTCATCAAGTTATAAATAGCGTCTGAAAGTCCTTGCGTGTCTAACATAATTTTACTTGTTAAAAAATTTCCCTAATAATTGCGTCAACTCGGTTGTTTTCTGAATGGTAGGAGGTAACGGGGTTCCAGACGGTCCGACTGCCGTGGACACCGTCAGCGTGGCTATCGCATCAACAATTTTGGTGAGCAACTCGTTTAACCCGGTGCCATTGTTAATGAACGCCACCTTCCCATTCTCCAATTGCACCATCGCTTCCCCCTGTTGAAACGTTGCCTTTTTGTCTTCCAATTGGACGAGCGAATCTTGATATTGGATCAACGCTTTAGAGGGGTCAACCGTGGCGGTAAACGTGTTGCCACCGTTAAACGTGACATCGGTCACAATGCCTTCGGTCGTTACGGTCGTTTTAACGACGTTTGGCTGTTCGGGGTCGCCGTAAGTACTACTTACAGTTAATTCGTCCTTATTGATCTTAATTCCCGACTCATTTTCGGTTTCAGGGTCAACCACCTTGGCGGTTAACTCTGTAAACGCCTCTACCGCCACTGTCTGATTAGCTGAAACCTTAACAGACCCGGCTGATCTAACCTCCAGTAAAGAATTCTCATCACCGTCTGCCATTACCTGAATATACCCGCTTTCCTGACCTCGCATGGTAACAAACAGGCTACCATCCTTAGCACTTCCTTTAATCGTCAGCAATCCACCATCCCACGCACGCACGATATCAATCTCCTCATCATCACGAATGTTAACATTTTCAGTAGGAGTAAATGTTCCAATAATCATCGGTTCGGTTTGGGTGGGTTGGGAAGTCCACACAACCGGAATTCCCTTTTCACCGACAACCCTAGGAAACTTGATATTTTGAAGTGCTTCGTTTGACACGTAACAATCATGAATCAGGTTTCCGCTCGCATCATCGATAATTGAAATCCTATTTTTACGAAAACAGGTTTCAACGAATTGATCCCTGTCAACCCCCTCTGGAATTATCACGTAACCGAAACCACTCGTTTGCTGAACGGTGGTACGACTATCTACCGGGCGTACCCCCTGTTTATATGGTTTTATTTTTATTCTCATAATCCTTGTAATATTGTCTGTTTACAAAGTAATCAAACACGGCTCTGTTTACCCCGAATTTAGAAGGAGAAGACGCCTTTTCCTCTTTTTTCACTTCTGAATTACGTTGAATAATTTCCTGACGAATACCTTCAATATCAATGATATTAAAATAATTGTTCTGCCCTTTAATTACATCAATAAACATCCCTCGCTCAACTGTCAATTGTGTTACTCGGTCAACGGAATTATTATCAAATGTTGCCCGGTTATTTACTGCTGTAACGTAATACAGTTCGTTAGTAGCTTCTAAACGAATAAACGTTCCAACCTTTATACGCCTGTCCCCGTTTATGGTAATAGTCCCTTTGCGAGTAAACGGAAGATAAGCATTGGTTTCCACTACAAACAACAAATCATTCAGCAAACCTTGGGAAAGGGTATTCAAATTCTTACCCATGTCAGAACCTTTCAAACTTCTTTCAGACAGGTAAACATCATTCGTTATACACCGTTTATTTCCATACATTTCACAATATTCATTGAAAAATATAATAGGAACAAACGCAAGTGATGAAAATTGTGAATTCCCCATCATGCTGTTTTGTGGCATAATTCTATACCATGCGTACACTCTATCATCGTAGGCTACATCCACGTTCATTATATCAGAATTCATGATTGATACGAAACTCTCTGAATTCAAAACGCTTTTAATCGCCTTACCCGTGAATGGAGGTTGCCTTACCATAATATCAAATTCTCCGCCCCACGTATCACCCCAGAATTCTACGAATGGCTGTTGACATACCTTGTTAAAGAAATCCAATAGAGAGCCTTCGGGGTTTACCAACGAACGATCAACAATTCTTCTATCATCAAGTGCCTTATCAATAAACACACGAATCATTTGCCATATCCCATTAACTTGATTCTGATTTTTCCATTTGTCATCACCTGTTTCCACAGGGTATTTCTCTTTACGAACCCCACTAGCCGCAAACACTTCATTAGGCACTATCTTAATGTTAGATAGCTGATTTATCACAAATGAAATAACTGAATCAATCTTTTGGAATGAATACGCAAAATAGTAATCAAACGCACCCGTTACCATGTTACGCTTAAACCACCCCGTATCAGGATCACCCCCGTAAAACCAACGATCAGGACTTCCTTCTACAAACTTTAAAGGAATGAAATAGGAGCCATCTTCAATAAACAATTTCATGTAATCTCGCCCGGCTACGGTAATAGAATGTTCGCTATTCGAAGCATCGACCGACATGGTAACGGTGTCCACAAGCCCCATCATATCCCAAATCCTATCATCGTTTAATTTGGATGATTCTACAATAAAATTCTGATCAGCGGGTTTTAAAGCCCCGTTTTGATCTTCAAATTTTTCTGCCTTTAAACGTTCATAACGAATAAATACCAAATCATTGTTCTGCACATACTTCATGAACCAATCTTCATTGATGCGCTGATTCTTATCCGTCAAACTGTGGGTATTAGCAAATTCACCTCCCCACGTTTCAAGATTTAATTGCGAAACCGGAACGAAATCTAACGTAAACGTGCCCGCCCCAAAATCTTTATTAGTGATAACATTTTTAATGAACGCACTCACGTCATAAATTTTGTTGTTTGCCCGGCTATATATCCAAACCTGCACGTTTAAAGGTTTAGCTTTAATTCCCGCTCCTTCGTCACGCCCGGCATCTTCTAAATACATGGACTCCCCTTCTATATCATCAAACGGCACATAATCCGGATCAGTTAATAACGCTTCTTGAATTTCTGACCAAAAGGCATCAAATTCAACTTGTTCCAAAAATACATCTGAACCCAATATCTCCTGAATATCTATTTTTATAGATATATTAGGTAGGAAAACATTTGTCCCCGGTTTAATAACCGGGGGTTGATTTTGGGCTATCTCATCTTTATATTTTGCTTTTTCAACATCGTTATATTGATCAATAATGCGCTGTGCGTTTGTGATACCTTCGTTTTCAAACTTGTAAAAAGCCTCTGGAACCATTTCAAAAGCTATCTTTTTCTTAGACTGTGCCCAATCTAAGAAATCCGGTATTGAAACGGGTTCACGCTTTCCATCAATCCCTACAAATCCAAACATGGAAATTTTAGGAACCTCCTTTAATTCTTTATCTGTTTTTTCTGCCATAGCTTTACGGTCTATAAGGGATTTCAACGGGCTTCTTTTGTTCTGTCAAAATATCCCGCAACACATAAATTCCTTCCTCTAATAATCTAAACAACTGACTAGGATCAGGAAAGACGTTAAACATCATATCTTCACCCGCACTACCGGGGGGAGCCTTTACAATCATAACAGGTAGCGGCTTTTCAACAGATTCTAATGCTTCTTTTAAACCGGGAAGCCCCCCTTTAATAGTCTGAGTAATACCATCCAATATTTTACGATTATCAGTTCCTGCGGTAGAAGCCTCTGCTTCTCCTACCATTGCTTGGGCTGTGGCATCACTATATTTTCCTCCTTTCGAAGTTCCTTTTTTAAACAATTCTTCAGCAGTCAGTTCTTTCTTATCAAACGCCACAATATCTGCCATTGATAATCCAGGAAAAACCGCCTTCATTACCTGACGCATCATTTCACCACCCCCTGTCATACTTTGTAGGGAGGTGAAGAATTTTTCTTGTAATTCTGGTTTGTCAGGCATTTGTTCTATCATCGCCTGTAAATCTGATAATTGAGCGTTAGGATCAATTTCTCTTGCACTACGTAATAATAATGCTTGCGTCACGTCATCTTGCGCCACATTCTGACCCATCAATGCTTCCTGAACACGATTCAACTGTCGCCCCTCCATACCTGTGGCGTTCTGTATGCTAGTCATAGAACGCACAATATTTTCAGGTTCAATTGATCCTGTCTTAGACAACAAATTCTCAGACATCCTATTAAATTGATCAAGATATTCACTTAACGTGGCAGCAATTCTCTGATTTGCATCTGGCATTCCACGATAAAAACCTTGCAAATTAGTATCAAACGCCTGCACAACCCCCGCACCTGTCATTCCTCCACGTCCAAAACGAGTGGTTCTTTGAACCCCCGCCAAATCTTCATCAGATAACCCACGAATTCGTTGAGCCACTAAAAGCTGATTAATATCTTCTGGACTTGTATTATACCCTTTTACCCCGGCTCTCTGTAATCCAACTACACGCTGTAAATAGTCGGTAATATTTAAACCTAAGGTATCAGTAGCCCAATTTCTATATTCATCGTTATTTCCGGTTCTTATAGACAATTCGGCTGTTGAAGTGGTAGGAGTATAAACTTGTTTAGGATCAATATCGACGCCGAACATTCTAGCCATGTTGGCACCGAAATAGGCTCCTTCAGTTTTTTCATCTAAGGGTCTTTCTCTCGGTATATCCACAACTTTTACATCTGAACCCCTTTCCGGAAAAAACCCTCTTAATTGGCTACCAATCGCCCCTCTATAATCCACGGCATGAAGAGAAGTGTAATCTCTAAGTGCTCTATCATTTTGAGCAGCATAAGTACGGGCAACTTCTCTTTTAGTTGCTTCGGCTCCGGATATACCGAAAGTAAGCATATTCAGTAACCAATGGTTACCAATGTTATTTTGGCGTTGAAACACGTTTTCAGCCCCGTATTGAGTGGCTCCAAATTGGGCTTGTTTTCCCAATATGGTTCCAATCCCCATAATCAACGCTCCTAAGGGTACCATACTCATTAACCCAGACATAGAAGTTGGAAATCTCACGTTGCCCCCTCTAACATTAGAGGCACCTCCACCTCGAGACGGTATTGTAGGCGGAATTAAACCTCCCCCCTCATCTGGATTACCATCATCTGGTAGAATACCATTCTGTTGGTTTCTGAATTGAGCCTCCAAAATATCCCCAATTCTTTTCACGGCTTCTAACAAGCGGGTTGAAACCGTTGGATCACCATGTTTCTCTCCTGTGGGGGTTCTATAAGCCTGACCGGGTGTAAGGGGGTATAATATGGGTTTACCGGGATTGAATTCGTCTGCGACTCTATTTCGCTCCTTCAGTAAGTCAATCTGTGCCTGAATAGTGTCAAGGGTCTTTCCGGACAACCTTCTAAAACGACCCTCCATATTATTAATGTCGTCTAACAAGGCTTGCGCCCCCTGCCGCAATTCCTGTAACGGGGTTAAATCAGCCGACACTCGTATTTTCTTATCTTCAGCCATTTCCTTCCATCTTTAGCATTTTCTTAATTTCTTCTTGTGCTTCGTCTGCAAAACTCTCTAAAGTTTGTTTCGTCTTTAGGAAATCACCCACACCGGGCACGTATTTAACCTCTTCTGAAATATCCGGCATAAATAATTTATCTTCTTCAAACTCCATTAACTGATGTATAAAAGAAGATTCCCGATGGACGGGTGACATAAACGCTACATTGTGCTTTATTCGCCACCACCTGTCCAACGGGAACCGATTATTCCAGTTGATGACATTCTGTACCAACTCGGAACGCTTCATATTACTCCCCCTTTACGTCATCCTCATTCTTCCCTCTTAACAGGTCTTCAATCTCTTTAAAGAACGGCGCAATGGTTTTCAAGTAGGCATCCCGAATAACCACGTAATCTTTAATGTGCAACTCGCTGAAGTTTTTCACTTTCAAATCTTCAATAAGTTTAGGGCACAAGATTACCAACGTGGCTTGAATGTCAATCATGTCCAATGCGTGCTGTGCTTGATTTGAAGCACTTGATAACATTACATTGTAGTAGCCCATAGACAAACTCTGTTTCATGGCTTCTATTCTGTAAAACTCTCCCACGTTAGGGAACTTCACCGGGTACTCGACCCCTTTAATCTTAATCGTTACTTCGTCGTTAATCATGTCGTATTAGTCTTTAAAAAGGCGGGGTGTTAACCCGCCAAAGTTATAGGTTCAAGATAAATTCCTGATATATCTGTACCTGCCAGACCTCCCTCCGCTAACTGGAAAGAATTGGTGTTTAGCAAACAACCTTGCAAACGAGCAATTGTCTCTCCGGTGTTATCAACCTCCGTAACGAGTTTGCTTTGTGCATCCTCACTTACTACCGTCTTAGCGTACATCGTAATGTCAAAGGCGATATCGCCCAAAACAAAACTATTCTTTATCTGTGCAATGGTTCCGAATTTCTTCAACATCTTGCGCATAACCGGGGTATCAAAACTAATGAAGTATTGAGATACGCTCCATTGGCACAAGTAAGAAACTGCCGGGGCTTCCTGAAGAGTCAGATTCCCCAAACCTTGCACGTTTGCCCTAGTTACGTTTTCCGAAAAATTCAGGTTGCGGCAATACCCCGCAACCTCATTATCAATCTTAATAAACGCTTTCGGGGCTGTATAAACTTTTGGTGCTGCCATAGCTATTCAATTTATTTACGTAATACATAACCCGTGAAGAAAATCTTCGTTATCTCGCTATTTACAACAACCTCGTAGGTTACTTTGTAATAGTCCTCAACCCGTGTTGCTACCACGTTTTGGAAGCGAATAATCAAGTTGTCTTGATTGTCCGTAGCCACTCTAGTCTGTAGGAAGTTGATCGTCCATGTTTCCAAAGCCCCTTTTGACAGGGTGTTCAGATTAACACCGTTTTCATCACCCAACAGATCAATCTCTGCGTTCACGACACACTCTTTATTCAATTGCGCAAGAACACGCATGAATTGAATGCTAAATGAATCCCCCTTCTTATTGAAGAGCAACGTGTTGTCTTGTAAAGTTGTAACACCCTGCAAAATCACGAACCTCCGCAAGTAAGGATTAGGAACCACGATTACCAATCCAGCGTCAAGAGCCTTTTTCTTTTCAGTTTCACTCGGAATGTGCTGCAACTTATCACCTCCAATGGTTTTATTCGTGACAGGCACGTAAGGCGGTTTTCCACTTACACGTCCAATCACTTGGCACAAGTTGTAGAATACACCCCACCACCGTATTCCGGTCGCAACGTAATCACTAGCCGTTCCAATACCACCCGAGACAGTTACTACCCATGCGCTATTAAATTGCTTAGCGAGAGCAAGAGACTCCGCAAATTTAGCTTTAGAAGGGTAAGCCCCAACGTAAACAAATTTGTCAAACACGGCTTGCGTGTTCCGGTGCTTGATTAATTTCTGTACCGTTGTACCCTTGGCGTTGTCTTCAATCTGGTCACAGAACATAATGTTAAATTCAACATCTGTAATCTGAGCCAAAACATCGTCCAAGTCAGTAGATTTATAATCTTCCGTACCGCCAGAAGCCAATTTCCAGCCCGCATTAGCGGTAACGTCATCAGCGTCAATTTCACCTGTTCCGGCTACCGTGGTATTACTCATATCCAAAATAAAACGAGCCCCAAAATTCTCATCCGTTTGCATCCATGCGATCAACTGAGAAACATTGTTTACTTCCGGAGACACACAAATCAACTGGGGGTCAGATTGCGCTGCCGTCACTTCATTATATGGAAACTCAACACCTGTAATCGGGTCTTTGTACATTCCAGTAAAGGTTCCTAACCAGAATTTCATCACCAATGCTGAGGGGTCTTCTGTTCCTTTTTCTACCGTCCATGCGTAACCGCTCTGAAGTTGTTCTGAATCTTCTGGATTCAAAACTCCATTTGCGTTCAGCCCTTCATCAATAGTTTTGATAGAAAGAGTTCCACCATTACTTCCACCCCCGGTGGGTGAAAATGTCATTGTTGCGGGTTCCGTGGTACAAGCACGCACGTACAACAATTTACTGATTCCTGTCGCGTCAGAATTCTGAGGGTCTGGAGTGAAAAGTGCTTCAGCGCATTTCCAAAACATACCTCCTTTAACAAACTCTCTAAAAGAAGCTACATCCTCAAATTCGTACACGGCATCTTTCCCTTGAAGATTCTGACCGTTGATTCCAGAACCACCGCCATAACCTGCACCCATAATGCCCGTATCAATTAACAGGACTGTCCCAAAGTCGAGAGTACGTGACGCACTGCTTTCTCCGGCGGTAATCGTTGAATATACACCGGGCAGAGTTCTCATTGCTCCATTAAAATAGACACTCGTTGCCATATTGTCGTTATTAAATTAATTTTTACAAACTTTTTTCAGGAAGTAAAATTACTAATTTTCTATCATCTTTTTTACTGATGCTTCCTATTTCATGTATAAGTGGAACCGGGGTGACCCGGTTCCTCCCTTATTAACTCACCGTCCAACTTCCAACATTAGAAGTGACTGTAATTGTCTTGGTACCACCACCTGCCTCGTAATCAAGACTAGTAGGAGTGACATCAATGTATAAAATCTTAGCCACCAACGTTCTAGCCTTGGTAACAGAGAACGTGTACGATAAAGAAGTACTTACTCGTGTGCTTCCTTCATACCATCCGTCGAACACGTCACCGGGTTTGCTCATCGTGCAAGTAACAGTCATTGAAGTACCGTAAGCAACAGTGCCGCCTCCTGATACCGACCCTCTACCCGCACTCGTTGAATCCAATTGCACTGCGACAGCGAAATACTGTTTGGTCGTGCGTCCGTACAAAGTGATGTTCTTCGTTATCTTAAACGTGTAAGATTGTGAAGTTGACAAAATCGTAGCGTTAGCCGCCAACGATTCAGCCCATCCATCAAACTTGTACCCCGTGGCAATGCTCAACATCTTAACGGTCACTTCGGCGTTGTACGTTCCACTAACGTTTGGACCTGCTTCTCCACCCGTTGTTCCTTGCGTGTAGTTTCCGGTACCGTTGGTATTTCTATACGCTCCGTAAATTGTTGCCGTGTAAGTACGTGAGGTTCTCTTTCCTTTAGCCGTTAACGTTAACGCCGACTTAACCTCTGTTGGAGCGTAAGTTAACGCCGTTGAAACACGGGTAGAACCGTTGTACCACCCATCAAACGAATACGAAAATTCATCAGTAGTTGCCATCACGGTGGCGGTTGATCCCGCTGCGTTCCCATTATAAAGAACGGACTCACTCGCCCGGCTAACCGCACTGATATAATCACCCTTCACGTAAGTCACGGTATAACTACGGGTCGTTTGCGTGGCTCGTGCTTGCAACGTCATAGCCCCCTGAACGTTGGTAGGAGCGTATGTGGCTGAGGAACTTGCTTTCGTCGAACCATTATACCAACCATCCACAGCGTAAGAGAACTGATCCGTGGTTGCATTAATAGTCATGGTAGAACCTAAAGCGTTTGCCCCTTTTGCAACTCTCTCAGACGTTCTACTAACGCTTGTAACGTAATTTCCTACCGTGTAAGTTACCGTGTAATAAATACGTGAAAAACGAGCGTAAACTGTCTGATTTGCCGTAACGTTGGTAATGGTGTAAGCTGCGTTAGAACTTAACAAAGTTCCACCCGTTGCACCTGCGGTGTACCATCCATCAAATTGATATCCGGTTTTAGCCGCCGCCGTAACCGTGGAACTGCCACCGTAATTCACAGAACCACCACCCGTCACGGTTCCACCATCGGTACCAGAAGCATAATTTCCAGTTCCGTCCGTATTACGGAAATACGGGGAAGCCGTCACCGTAAACTTGTTAATCGTCGCACGGGCTTCATAGGTAACAGTAGCCGTCACGTTAGTAGGTGCAAACGTTACAGAAGAAGAAGCCTTCGTTGAACCGTTGTACCATCCGTCGAAGGTGTATCCTGTTTGAACAGTGGCGGTTGATCCCGCTGCGTTGGCTCCATAATTAACTGTTTCACTTGCTCTACTTACTGCCGTAATTCCAGTACCTTTCGTGTAAGAAACGGTATATGTTTTCATCGTACAAAACACAGTAATAGAAGTCGTAGTACCAAATGTAAACGTTTCATTCTGACCTCCAGTGGTGCCGGCATTATTTTCCCAATGGTCAAAATTATAAGCAGTCGCCGGGGTAAAATTTAACGTTGTTTTAGTGCCTTCTTGACCTGTTAACGATCCAGACACCGTTCCTTTAGAAGCGGTCGGACTCCATGTCACAGTTATCGTCAAGTTATAAACAGCCCATTTAGCAACCAACGTTCTCGCACCTGTACACGTGAATGTATAGGTAGCAGAAGTGCTCACTCGTGTCGTACCTTCGTACCATCCACTAAACGTGTAACCCGTCTTACGAGTAGCCGTCAACGTCACAGTTGCGTTATATTTATACGAACCTCCTCCAGTCACGGTTCCATACGTGGTGTTCTCACTAGTAGCCGTGATAGTATAGCTTCTAGTGGTTGCAATTCCACGGGCTTGGAACGTTCTAGCACCCGTGATATTCGTAACGCTCAACGCTAGGTCTGAACCTACTTTCGTAGTGCCTTCATACCACCCATCAAATGAGTATGTGAATTCTGCCGTGGTAGCGGGTAACGCTGCGGTACTTGCTGCCGAACTACCGTAAGAAACTCTTTGAGATGTAGGAGTAACACTTGCGATATTATTGTTCTTGGTGTAAGTTACGGTATTCCATATCTTATCAAAACGAGCGTACCTTGTAACTGGAGCGGTAATATTCTCAATTTTAATAGAAACTTGATTAGATTCCTTAACTCCAGACGAACTATACCAACCTACAAACGTGTACCCCGTTTTTGCCGATGCTGTCAAGGTTGCCGTGGAACCATAGTTATAAGTTCCTCCGCCTGTCACAGTACCACCGTCAGTTCCTTCCGTGTAAGAAGTTCCTCCATCGGTATTCTTAAACTGCGCAATAGCCGTAATAGCAAATGTCTTAATAGTTGCCTTTGCCGTCAACGTTCTATTCCCCGTAATCGGTCCAAATGATCCGGTAGCGAGTGTCGTAAATATTCGAGTACTTCCTTCGTACCAACCTGAGAAATCATAACCCGTGGAGACGGTGGCGGTTGATCCAGAAGCGTTGCTTCCATGTTCAACACTCTGGCTCGTGGGATCAACCGAAGCTATACCCGTGTCAGCAACGTATGTAACCACGTAAGTATCAATTCCAAACGAAGCCGCATAAGAGGCATCCGCCTGAATATTCGTCTTAGAAATAGTGGCTGTCTTAGTACCATCACTCCATCCACTGAACGTGTAGCCCGTGTTTGCGGTTGCGGTAGAAGAAGCTGACCCTCCCCATTGTACTCTAGCACTCGTGGGGGCTACCTTTCCACCCGTTCCGGCGGTAAACGTGATCGTGAACCACCTGCGTTGGAACCTACCAACTAACGTTCTAGCCTGTGTTGCCGTAAACGAATAAGTGGTTCCTGAATAAACTAACGTAGTCCCCTCGTACCAACCCTCAAAACTGTACCCAGTGGCGGGTGAAGCAACCAAAGAAACGGTTGAACCATGATTATAATCGGCGGAAGCCGTCACGGTTCCCCCGGTAGTGCCTGCCGTGAAATCACCACTTTCTGCCACTCGATACGCCGCACTAGTGGTAATTCTGTACTTCTTCAAAGTAAAGACAGCCTCTATCGTTTCATTTTGCGTAACCGTTACCGTGTAGGGGTTATCCGTGTAAGAAGTACTTCTATAAACCCAATTGGTAAAGTTATACCCGGTTGCGGGAGTTGCTGTTACAGAAAGTTTAGTGCCCCAATCCACTTTACCCGCTCCGGTAGTAGTTCCTCCTCCGGTAGGAGTGATCTTAGTCGATAAAGTGTATTGATTGGTAATTCTTTTTCCTTTCGCCGTGAAGCTACGGGCTGTAGAAATATTCGCCACACTTAAAGCCAAAGCGGAACCAACTTTCGTTGAACCTTCGTACCAACCGTCAAACGTGTAAGAGTATTGCTGCGTGTTAGCGAGTAATGTCGCCGTACACGTGGCAGTTCCTCCGTACTGTACAGTCTCTTCAGTCTTGGAAATAGTGTTGATGTAATCCCCTTTCGTGTAGGTCATCTTAAACGTTGCCACCGCTTGCGTGATATTAGCAATCGCCGACACCGTGGAAGAAGACCCTTGCACCACTATCACCCCCACTCGCTCAGCCCCTAAATTTCGAGGTATGGCAAAAGTAATACTGAACGTGAATTCATCTTTAGCCCCCGGATCACCCGTTATGGCGGCAGAGGTTGAATTTGAAAAACTGTTCACGGTGTACGTGGTCGGAATAGGGATTGAGATCGCACTTGATTCACCTAACGTGAAAGTAAGGCGGGCAGAATTACTTTTCCCCGTAACGGTTACATTACCACCCGCCTCTCCAATACTAAATTCTGTTTTATCTAAAGTAAGATATTCGCTTGACGGCTTTTGATTCACTGAATAAGATTTTCCTTCAGCCATATCTTTCACAACGGCAGTCACCACGGTAGAACGCTGAAGACGCCCCTTATGGGGCGTTCCAGAATTCCGCAACGTGGCGTTACCTTTGCCAGACATGGGGTTGACGGTCAACCAAGAATCCTTTGCCATAATATCTTTAATTAATTGTTACTAACTAACCGTCCATGTAGGAACGTTTGATTCGATTGCAATGGTTTTTGTTCCTCCTTCTGCCTCGTAATCAAGACTAGTAGGAGTGACATCAATGTATAAAATCTTAGCCACCAACGTTCTAGCCTTGGTAACAGAGAACGTGTACGATAAAGAAGTACTTACTCGTGTGCTTCCTTCATACCATCCGTCGAACACGTCGCCTTCCAACATGGTACACAAGCAAACGGCATCAGTTCCGGCAGCCAATTCTACACTCGCTGTCGTGGCGGGTGTACCGCCGTTAATAGAAACCTTACCACGTGTATTCACGTCAGAATTCAAAGAAAGACTAACCGTAAACGTACCTTGTGCCAAATCCTTTAAACAAACGAAATCATTATCCGCATATTTGGATAATGATGCCGCATCGAATTTCCCGGTGGCTACCAATTTCTTTTTAGTCACCCAATCATTTGCAGGAACCCCAATGTCCGTCGGGGTAATACCCGCTATCGTTGCTGCCTCTTTACAAAGAGCGAATGGGAAGTCTGCCATGATTAAGATTGTTTAGAGTTACCGCCTCCGGCTTGAGCGTCCACATATTTAGTAAACACGATATTCGTCGTAACGGTATTTATTTTATTGATAATACCTTGTCCGGTCAACTTGCTCAAAATTCCAGTTTCCGTCAGTTTGGCTAAAATTTGCTCTTCCGTGACATTGTCAAGAACACTGCCGGGGTTGGCTTGTTGATTTTGCACGATAGTCAAATACTCGTCTATCTGCGCACCTGTAAACTTAGATTTGTATGCCATAATATTTTATTTTATGAAGGTTTCAATACACCAAAAGTTTCTCCATTCGCATCTTGGAACTCCTCGCCGTTAGACACTGTAAACGGTTCACGTAAACCCGGCTGAACTACCCGAAAAGATGCTACCGAAACCACTGACCCTTCCGTCGTGCGCCCGGTTATAGTCATAGTCCTATCAAACCCGGTATTTGCGCCGGAAGTAGCTAAGGGGGCAACTGCCCCCTCGCTCACCGATCGTTGTGTCTTACGTATCTTAGCCATATTAAGACAAAGTCCACTCCGTATTAGAAGTAATTGTCTGAGATACGGCTACTCCGGATGCTTCCAAAGTAATCGTAGCTTGACCGAACGCAAAGGTAGGATCACCTGCCGTTTGTTTGATAGCAATCTGCGCCGATTGCCCACCTGCCGTGGTTACTTTCAAAGCTGCCGTCAGTTCATCAATCGTGGTATTTGCCGGAATGTTTGAAAATACAATAGAGAAAGTAAATTCAGATTCAGCACCGGGGTCATCCACAATTGCAACACCGTTAGCGGTCGTTGCCCCACCCGCATCGTAATTAGAAGGTAAAGTCAATTTCAAACCACCCTCTACGATTCCTGTTGTTGAACTGTTATCCTGTAAATCCAACAAAGCAAACGTCAATTTGGAAGAGTTGGTCTTTCCCGTAATGGTTAAAGTCCCCCCTTCTTTTCCTACTGAAGTTTCCGAACCATTAGTAAAACTAACGAATTCAGGCTTTGCCTTCTGAATTACCTGATACGTCTTGTTAGGAGAAACTCCTGTTGCCACACTCGTGACCGTCGTCTCACGTTGTACACGTCCGGTATGAATTGTACCCGTGTTTTGAATTGTTGCGTTACCTGCCCCCGACGTGGGGTTTAAGGTCAACCAAGCTGCCTTTGCCATAATTATAAATTTAATTGTTACTCATTGCTATTTGAATGAACAAATATACAATAATTTGAATTAATTCTGATCTTCAGAATCCTTACTTTGCGCCTTCTTTCGACTACGTAAATAATCCGTGGAAAGTGTCCAATTAGTGTTAGAAAACAAATCGTTAGTCTTCATATCCTCAACTTGTTCCAACCAAACATACGGACGAGCAAACGCCACGTACTCCGTAATAGGCGGCACCCAACCGGGGTCTGATCCAACCGGAATGGCTTTCTCAATAACAAATTTCGTAATCAATTCAGGTCGAATTATAGAGGCGTATCTATTTACATCTTCTATTTCAACTGAAATTGTCTTAATTAAAATGGGTAAAGGAAATAAATCATTCTGAGCGATTAAATCCTCAGCGTTAAAAGAAAACCTTACAAATTCCTGCTCTAACGTGTTACGTGCCCCGATAAGTAAAGTCCACAGTACTTCACCTATCAAAATGGATTCTAGCATATTGTCGCTAAGGCACATTAATTGTACGTCAGAACGATTAGAGTTCACGAAGCCCTCACGCCTGTATGGATCGTTTCCAAACTCGTCTAACGGGGGTGCGCCGAAACCACCAAACGGATCAACTGAACCTTTCCCTCTACCCGGTTCTCTAATTACAATGCACGGAAAATGTGTCTTGTCTTTAGGAAACTCCATCGTGGCTATAACTTTTCGAGGACTTGTATTCCTACGAGTGAAAATGGCTTTAGCCTGTTCGTAAAAATCGAAATTCCTATCCGTGACCCCGTAAAACATTTGGTATAATAACGTTTGTTCTTCAGGTACGGTTTGGTAATCTTCTTCCACGTAATACAACAAACCTTCCACTATCTGTTTAAACCTTGCTATCGTTATCATTATATTTGTTTTAAAAATTCATCAATAGCCATATCAGCAACCTTCTCAACCTGCGATTCATCCAAGGCTTTATCCATAAATTTACGTGCCTCGAAGCCGGGGTGAATCCAACTCAAAGGCTCACTCTTATCACTCACTCTTCTAAACGTGAAATACCCTCCCCTCTTTTCTTCTTGAGTAGCCCCAACTTCAATTCTAACCAAACCTTGAAATTTAGGGGCTTTATGCACGTACTCCGGAATCACACCCTCAGCTGTCTTAATTTCCTTGCGTTTACCTAACTGTTGGTATTGGGAGGGTAATTGAGACGTCTTTAGGGGTCGCCCGGCGGCGTTTTTAGCTGCCTCGTACACTTCTTTAGGTAATACGCCACTAAATAACGTAGACTCCGCTAGAGCCCCTGCAGAGGCATATCTAAAGGGTATTGTTAGGTACCAACCCCCACCTACTTTTATTTTACGTTTCGCAGATGCCGCAAAGCCTGTCTTTTCGTCAAAAGGTGGTTTCCCATCTTCAATGGCTAACGCCAAACCATTATCGCCCGGCTTTAATCCAAATACCACGGAAGTATCGCTCTCCCGTTGAACGTACATGGCACGTTTATACAAACTTCGGGTTTTCTTTAAACCTTTATTCACAAGGTTCTCCCACTTCGTGGCATATTCGGAAACAACTCGGTCAATAATTTCTGTACCGAGTTGCTTAGCCTGATCACCCGTCAAGGCAAATTCTTCTATGACTTCCGTCAAATCAATGTGAATCGGGAGCATAATCGTTATATATTACACCGCTGCCATCGTAATTAGGACGCTGCATATCAACCAAATGGCTACGCCGTCCAACCACCTGCAACGGTAATTTTATCAATTCCAACTGACCGGAAACCTTATTCCGTTGTTCAGATGCCCGAATTTCATGCGGCATATCAATCACGTGGTATTGCACCCGGTGTTTGTAAAACACTGACACACCTACTCCGGCGGGTACTGCCCCCACTTCAAAATTAATACAGTAAGGGTTATCCCCATTAACAGAATAGGAAGAAGGGTCAAGCTGAACTAAAGGTTCGTTATACGCTGAATATAGCCACACGTTAAATATTTCAATAGGAGCGTAAGACAAGAAAACGCTCACGTGTTCGGGGGTCATTTCCCGGCTTACAATCATTTCTGAAAATGCGGCGTACTCGTCATTAAGAGTAATCCTATCAAGATATGAAATCAATAACTTATCCTGATCCCGCACCGTGATAGCCGCCGTTCCCATCAATTCAGGAGCCCAATGCACGTATTGAGTGATGCGATTAAGCCCTTGCACGATAGCTTTCGTCATTACCGGATTAACGTAGAAGTAACCAGAACCATGACAATTATGACACGTTGGGATAGGAGAACCACTCGCACCCTGACACGGGCAACGTATCGCTTTCTCACATATAATATCGTATGCGTGTTCCCATATCGCAATATTGAATTCCTCAGGTTTAAAATAAACCTGAGGAGTTACCATTTGCGGGGCGTCTGAATTATGTACTGTTCTTCCTGCCATGATTAAAACACCGATAATTTCACTTCGTCATAAACCAATTTAATTTTCTTGACAGTTTCAGCGATATTTTTCTGATACTGAATAATACGAGCACCGTAACCACTGTTAGTGGCGGATGCCGTTGAACTGATACTTTGGCTCAATCCATCAATTCCTAACGATTGCGCCGCAATACCCGCACCCAATATTAAATCCCCCGCAATACCCAACGGTCCGAAACACGCCATCATCCCCATGATGTTAATCAAGTCCATAGGTAAATGGTCTAAATCAAACCCGGTTATATACTGAAAATCCCAATAGTCAGGAATCATTAGGAAATGTTGACTTCCTAATTGCGTCGTAAGACCGCTCAAGATAACTTCCGCATTAGCGGTTGCCACTGCGGTTCCTGTCGGCACAATAGATACCCTACGACGATAAATACCGTAACTATTAGTAGATACCGTTAGCCATTGGGTAGGGTAGGAAATCTGTTCCAACTGATTGAATCGCCCCGTCAGCGATAATGGCACGTTGACGGGGTAACTCGGAAACAGTATTGGAAACGATTGCCAATAATCCGCACGGTAAAACGTCAGCTTTTCCTTATCAATGAACGTGCGCTTCAGTTTAAGATTGAAATAATTCTCAATCTCCTTTTGCGCCGCCTGTATGTAAAATCTCATACTCTCATTGCTAAACGCCGTTCCATCGCCGCCCTGTATTTTAATACCATACAAGTATATTGAAAAAACTTCAGCCGGAGATAACATCATCCCCTCGTTTTTTCGATATTTCATTGTTAATGTAAGCTGTCCCATAAGGATTATTATTTATTCGTTTCCGCAATAATATATTCGATAATGTCAGCCATTTTAGCTTCCTTCATCGCTGTCATGTCAATTCCGGCATCTTCACCGAATTTAACCAAATCGGCTTTCTTTGTTAAGCCTTTTAATTCTTTACGCAATTCTGCAATTTCTGCAGACTCTTCTACCTCCCCTTCAACGGTCTCTACCGGATCGGTAGGGGCTTGTTCTGCCGGGGCTTCGGTAGCAGGTTCAGGGGTCGGGGCTGCGGGTGTTTCAACGCCCTTGACACGCAATGCGTGTTCTTTCTCATATTCTTCTTTCCATGCCTTCACCTCTGCCTCCAATTCTTTCACTTTCTTGGCACGTGCCTCGCTCACGTTGGTAAGGCGTGCAAGTTCTTTCTGATAGAAAGCCTCTCTATCTTTAAAGTCAGACTTCAAAGCCACTTCTTTAGGAGTTTGGTATGCGGGTTCTTTCCCCTTTTCGTACAAATCCGGAAAACCCAATTTCAAAATCTCTGCGCCAAAAGCGTCGTCAACGGTTGCCACGCAATTCACGAATTTAACGGGTTTTCCATTGAAATTAATAGTTCTGTTTCCAGCTTTTCTTGAAAATAAATCCATTGTCTTAAAATTTGATGTTAATAAAAGAAACGGGACAGGGTCAAGCCCCACCCCGTTTCGCCTTACATTATATGAAAGAATTAACCTTATGCGGTTACAGTCGGGATTCCTCTCTTACCAATGTTAATGATACGAGCGATCTTACCCGGTTGGTATTCTACCGGAGTACCGTAGTTCAATACAGAGAATGAACGTCTCGGACCAACGATAGCGTAATCCAACTTCATGGTTCCACCTAATTCAAGGTATTCCATCATTTCAGAACCGTTGAAGTAAACCAAAGCTGATTTAGTTCCAGCGATCCAACGGTTACGGTCATGAACGGTTCCTGCGGCTGCACCGTCCCATCCGGCTGCGAGTTCAGTTTTGCTAACCTCGAAGATCGGGAACAAGTCAGCGGTAGTGATGTCGGCAGGATCCATTTCTGAACGATAGATCACGTAGCAAGTTTCCGGATAAGCGGAAGAAGTTGCACCCGTGAATTTCAGGGTTACAGATTGAGTTGCCCCGACAGCCTGAGCGGTAGAATTCAACAACACAGGTTCTGATTCCCCGTAACGGTTTTTAGCCGTAACAGCGTAGAAGTAAGTACCTGCGTTCTCGGTTCCAAACATACCCTTAGAGTCAACTGCCACAGCTACCGGAGTAGACGGGTCAGCTACCGGGGCATTAGGAGCCTTCTCAGAAGTCTTACCTTTACCTATTTTCACCGGAGCGGCGAAGTCAAAGAATTTGTCAGCCTTGATAGCAACACGTCCGAACTGTGTTACAATGTTGTTCACTGACTGACCCATCGTTGCCCCTTCTACGGCTCCTGCCATACCAACGAGCACACGTTTTGATTCGTGGAACAGTTTCACGTAGTTGTTGAACACGATAGGAGAAGAAACGATACGGTCGATAACACCGTTTCGGTCGTTTACAACTGCCTGAGCAGCGTCTTCAACCATAGCATCAGTCAACACGTGACCGTTAGCGTTGATAACGGCAACATCTCCGAAGTAAGCGTCAAGCACTTGCTCGGAAGTCTTACCTAACAAACCACCGGTGATGTCGTTGATACCTTCAATATGCTGTGCGAACACACCATCAAACTCTTCCGGATTCTTTTGGCGGTTAGCGTCAACAATTTTCTTGTCAAGAATAGTTTGCAACAAAATGGTTTTGTTCTCAACCTCTTTCGTGTACAAACTTCCTACCGTGGTACGCACAATCATACCCGGATGAGTTACCTGCCCGGTTACACCCGTGAAAGCAACAACGATTGATTTCCGTCTGTAAACAGAGTCAGTTTCAGTAGGAGTTTCACCCTCTTGGTTGAAGATACCCACTTCCTGACCATATTTGAACAATTGGTTATACTGATGAACAGTGTTCTCGATTTTCTGACGAGGCATTTCATTCCAGAATACCAACTGATCCAAACGGTTTTCCAAGTTTTTCAACACGTAGTCCAATGATTCAGGTTTCAAACCTCCACCATTGTTCAACATATTGTCATACTGCATACCTGTCATCAATCCAGCTTCCATAGCTTTCAAGATGTCCTCAGACGACATACTATCCAACGGATTAGCATTCTCTTGTCCTTTGTAGTTAAATAAATCCATTTTATTCTTTATTTTATTTTGTTATCACGAAATATTTATTGCACTAAGCGAACATTTTTCTTGTCATAAAGATACTTCGCAGCCTTTTCACCTACTGCACCACCTAGCGGGTCAGTCAAGTAAGCGTAGGAATCACTTTCCAAAGATTTCTTCAAACTTTCGTCTGCTTCTTCCTCAATGGATTTCATGATTAACGCACGCACAACCGGACGGTCTTTAGAGATGCTCAAAGCGGTCTTTCCTTCAGTGTCCTGTACACCACCACCGTTAGCAACGCTCTTTTCGATCAAGGCTTGGCTCATGTCAGATTTAAATCTAGGAGCGGCATTACCAATCACGGTAATAGCGTTACGCATACCTTCCAAAGATTTTTCAATCTTTTCAGACATTGCAGTCATGGCGGTTTCAATCATAGCCGGAATAGACTTAGCAAACTCTTCTTGAGACTTAGCTTGGTTAGCCAACAACGTATCTTCCATAGATTTCAACAAGGTGTCAAAACCTAAAGATTTTGCCAATTGGTTCGGATCGCCCGGTTTCCCATCGCCCATACCGCAACCTTTGTCAACCTTGTCTTCACCTTCTCCATCGCCTTCTTCGCCGTTGCCCTTTTCTACCTTATCGGCTTCTTTTTCACGTTTTTCTTCAGAACGTTGAGCCTCGTCAGCTTCTTCGTTCTCTTTTTTACGCTTCTCAGTACCTTTGTCAGCACGTTTCTCTTTCGTATCACCGGGGTCTCCCTCGCCATGATCATCCGGACCATATTGAGTAGACTTCTGAAGGGTCAAGGTTCCATTCTGAAGCCAAGACTCAATGAGACTTTCCTCAAAACCACTGACAAGCATTGATTTGATTAACTCATCATCTTTTTGTTCTTTCGTCAACATAATTTGTCAATTTTTCTGGTTAAAATTATTACAAAATTTCTTTCTATCAAAACGGATTATCATAGAGCCTCCTCACGTATGTTAAAATCAGCATCAATTACCAAACGCCGATTTCCAACGACAGTTTCGTACATAATCCGATTTTCAAGTTGGCTTTTCAAAATTTCACCCGTAGGAATAAAATCCTGAACCTGAACGCCTTTCACAAAATCTAAATATGAATTGAAATTGACCGGGGTCATTGTCAACGCAATATTATTTATCACCGCTTTGGTTATATGCTTGGGATTTTTAGGGTCTCTTTCAAGTGCCCTACCTTCTATTGACATACCGGGGCGGCGGGTTGCCCCACTCGCACGCATCTCAATACATTTATCCCAAAACGCTCTAGCTTCTGGGGAATCTTTCCAAAGTTTACCTGTTACCCAAAACTTGTTATCAACTATCTTACCGTCTATTGGCTCACCAATCCACCATCTACTTTTCAATTCTTTCGCTCTGGTGGTTAGGTGGTCAAGGTTAAATAACCCATGCCGCAAGAAGTAATCAATTTCAAACCCGTTAGGTTCCATTGAATCACCTTGGAAATCTTTACTATTATCACTAGCAATCCCCTCGAAAACCATATTCTCATAGCGACGATCATCACCACGGGGGTATTCCGTAGCCACCTCGGCTTCCGATTTCGCAACATCTATCGGTAGCCAGAAATTAAAATCGTTCTCGAGTTGATTATACATATCCTTTTATTTATAATTGTCCACAAAATTACGCAACGGTTTCTAATTCCACAAATATGGGATCACCGACGTAATCTGTACCGTGCTCGTTAGCTGCCAGAAATTCTTCGTGACTTGTCTTAACTTTAACGCCATCGCCCCGCAAGAAATTATCTTTCAATACTTTTAGCACTTGTCGCACTTGGGCTTCATCACCCTCGTAAACAAGTTCCAATTCTGTCAAATAATTGGTCTCTGGAGTTCTTTTGTACGTGACCTCATGAATAATAAAAGGCTTTTCCAATTTCAGGCTTTTGCTTAAATACAATTCTGCCTCGCCGCTTACTGCCTTTAAAATGCGCTCCACGTTCTTCTTAGGGTCTCGTACAGGGACTATCGCCCGCTTGCGCTTACCGTTGCTTCCCTCTAAAGATTCGGGCATTAAACGACCCTCTGTCTCGGTAGAAACCCCTAACGCTTTAGCAAGCATGAAAGAATAAGCAGGTATAAAGGCAGCCTTCTCTATTCTGCCTTCGTGGTACGCCTTTAACAATGGGGTCACCTTCTCTTCAAATCCTTCCGGGGTTAACAATTTCAAAATGTTTTTCCCTTGATCGAATATGAATGGTTTCAACGGTATTTCAGCAATGTCAATCCACTCGTAGAAACAATGCTCGGTAGCGTCAAGAGTTACAGGTTGCAACTCGTCAACGTAAATCTTATAATACTTGATATGAGCATCCTCACTACGGTATTCTCCCAACTCCTCAATACCACCATCTAACGGGTCAAGATTAGTTTCCTCTTTCAATTCACGTAAAGCCGCCACCAAAAAATCTTCACCCAGATCAACGTGACCACCCGGCACGCATACCGTACCGTTACACATCAATTCAGTTACCCGGTGCAACACGAGCATTTTGCCATCCCTATTGAAAGCAATAACATCAGCGTACTTCGTGGGTTCACCCGTTAGGGACTTCAACAGGGTAAAATACCCATCCTTTTTCAGATTTCCAGCCCGGTACGCAATGGTAGCCGTGTCAATGGTATCTATATTCTGGCAGGCATCTTTTATCTCTGGATCGTTACGGTATTTCTCAATAGATTTAAGAATACGTTCCCTTTCAGAAACTGCCTTAGCCACTTCTTTAGAATGCTCTTGGACGAAGGTTTTATAACTGTCAAGCACTTGCCCCCTCTTTGCTTCGGGTATAAGTTCAATTCCATCCACCATCGATTTCTGAAACATAAACTTATCAGCTAAACCCTTCCCGACGACACTTAATTCATTTAAACGCTCTTTAAGAGCCCGGTAATCTTCCAACTTTTCTGCCGTTGTGCGATAACCTAAAATTTTTCTAAGATTCATAATCATTATACTAAATATTCTTTTTCACCGATAGTTATCTTAACCTTACTCTTTCGAGGTACAGTTCTTTCGAAATTTTCAGGTGGAACGAATTCCCCTTTCTTATCATCCCATACATACCCCTTTGGGACATTTCTTAGGTCACATCTACAATTATGTACGACAACTCCATCCGCAATGTAACTTTCATCTTCTTCAACAGCAAAGTTATACAAATATTTAGAAAATGGTTTCACTTCTTCAATATTTGTAATTTTTGCTTTAATGCCTTGAAACTTTCCAGAATGATTTTTCACCAATAGGGCTAATCTGTTATAAACCTTTTCACCTTCTTCACGAATTTCTTTCTCAGAAAATCTAAATGTATCATAACCATATTCTCGTTTTAAATCACAATCACGAGTGGCATCATATTCTTTTTTATTTTCGTGCCACTTACTCCCATCGGCTTCTAAAATAATATTTGATGTCGGAATGAACACATCTGGGAAATACCCTTTTACATTGTTTTCAAACTTGCCATTATTAGGAATGAACACGCCCAATTCGTAAGGTACTCCGAGTTTTTCTAGAAAATGAGTAAGTTTCTTTTCTATGAAAGTTCTCTTTTGTCCATTTTTAGAATTAGCTTTTCCCCTATTTTCTATCAGCCAATTATACCCCTCTGGGTGATTTTCTTTAACTTTTGCACGGGCATTCAACGTTAACTTTCTTTTATCTTCTTTAGGCATTGATTTATATCTTTCTTTCATCTGTTTTGATGCACATTCAGAATTATGCTTTCTTATCCAAGAATACTTTTGAAATTGTTCTTTTGCAGAAATACTATTGACACAAGAACCACATAATTCTAAATTGTTTTTTCTCAGTGGAATTATGGAAATCAATTCGCCACACCTTTCGCACTCAACCCCTTTTATTTCTAAAAAATCACCAATTCTAGCATTTTTAACTTCCACCCATTTGTTATTAACCAAAACAGGATGATTTCCAGTAATATGCTTTAAAAGTTTTTTAGTTGTTTTCCCATATCGTGTTTTTATCTCGTATTCAATATTATAAATTTTTTCACTTTCATCATATTCATGTTTAAAAGTTTGTAAAACTTTTCTAAACCTATTATTATGTGTTAAAACGAAGTCCCCACACTTTATATCAGCTATTCTTTTCCAACCATCAACAGTAAAAATCTTAGTTGATGCAGAATTAAAACAAAATGGGTGTACGGGGTGAATCGTTGCTTTCCAGTTTTGCGCCTTCACCCCGTAATTTGTCCCGTTGGCTAACAAGGTAGAAAGTTTAAAAACTTTTGGTTTGCTTCCAATACCTGCCGTTAGGAACAATCTAATACAATGCTTGCACGCTCCCGGAAACACGTCAAAGTAAACCAAAGGATCATCATCTTCTGACATGAAATACGTGGCTCGACCCACGTTAAACACATCCTGATGTTCAGTTTCCACTATTCTACCCCAATCTCTCCCCCAATTCTCCATCTGATTAGCTATATTGGCGGTGATCTTCTTAACGGAACGTTGTTCAACAACCCCATCAAGAATATCATCGTGAATTGCCTCTTCCGTTTTAGCCCTCTCTTGGGCTTGCACGAAAACAAGCTGTTCCGAAGCCACTGAAGCCCCCACGTCATTTTTAATTCTCTCCCCCAAATTCTTTATATGCGTGTACGTCTTGTTTGCGGCTACTTTATACATAGCCAAATCAAACGAAGAAGGGGTCAAACCGCCCATCTTAGACATAAACGCCACGAACTCCGGGTAAGTTATTTTGGCGGCGGCAGTCGCTCCTAGAGCGGCTGAAACACGACCAAAAAGAAAAGATTGATAATGTGTAGGAAACTTAGGGATAAGTTTTAGCAAATCCACCCCTTTACGTTTCAGCACGGCGATATCATAAGCAGAAAGGTAATCTTTGCCTAACGTTTCCGCTACCATCTTAGCCACCGCAAAATCTACGTCGGTAAGAATCTTTTGTATGTCCTGCGCCGTGAATAACATTATTTCTTATCTTTAACTATTTCTACCATCGTTTTAACCAAATTCACAAATAATTCCCCACCCTTGAAAGACTTCTTGGCTTGTGCCTCATAAGCCCCTTGCACGTTAGGAAACCTCATTGGATCAACGTGGTGGTGAATCTTTGGGAGTTTCGGAACTTTCATATTACGCTTTCTTTCCTAATTGGTTAGTAATGAATTCCATGGCTGCACCGAAAATCGGGTTGCCTGCCTGAGATTTATTCAATAACTCCTCAATTTCTGGATCATCAGGTTTACCAGAATCAGGGTTCTCGGCTACTTCATTCATGTAATCTCCACCCATCATTTTAGCCTGTTGGGCTTGTTGGTACACCGGGTTAAGAATGGTGTCCATATCTGGATCAAACGCCCGTCCCGAGTATTTTTCAAACATATCTTCCATAGACACCATACCCGCTTCGAGTTTCTTCTTATCCAATTCAACCTGTGCGTTCTCGTCCTCAATTTCAATACCCGTGAACACCAACTCCAGTCTTTCATCAATTTCACTGATAATATACTTATTCAGAATATTTTGATAAAACACCATTAGAGGGGTTAAGCCTTTTTGTTTAGAGTGATCCAAACGTTCACGCTGACCTCTTTCCCCAAAAATGCGGGCTTGATCTTGGAACTGAAAACCTAACTCGCTAGGATCCATACGATACACCGCACACACAATAACAAATAGGAACTTGATCCATTCGGTAAACTCCATATCTCTATTTGTCTGTTGCAAGTCTATCCACTGCAAATCAATCCCCTGTATAACCGGAATCTTATGTGAATTGTACACGGTACTCATCGTCTGCTTCCAGTCCTGACGAAACTCGCTCAGCGTGCCTTGATCAATATTCTGGTTCTTAACGTTTAGGAAACCTTTCGGCTGACTACCCTGTTTAAAGAAATTACCGTTGTACTGCATACCCCACAATATCCACGTCACAATCTCTATCAGCGTTTCCAATTCGCTACACCCATAGCCATTGCGTAACACGTTGGTTGACTTGTTGCGAATGCCATATCCCAATTCCCACGGGTAAAAAGCCACGTACTCGCCCGTAACCGGGTGGCGTATGATTTGTCCATCCCATACCATAGCGTATCGGGGCAAATACCCGTGCCAACGGAATTGCTCGAACATTTGCATATACCGGGGGTCGTTGGTGTCCAATTGACGAATCATAGCGGCGTCTACAGCCCGGAACTTCTTAACGTTAAGGTTACGGCTACGCACAACCTCGAAAGTTAATTGGTCGAGGGCTAGAGAGTCTCTAAGCACCTTACGGGTAAACTCTTGAAAGTTGTCTTCCGTTTCCCACTTTTCATTCTCACCACCATCTTCCAAAAATTTCACGATATACTCCACCTTCTTCATGTCCTCCTTCGAAATATCCTTCTTGTTTTCAACGTTGCCAATCGCTCCGGGGTTTTGCTTGTAACGAATCTTAAAGCCCGGTTTCTGATCATCATTGCTGTACTTTAGGAAATTCTGAACTTGTTCAATACGAGTGTTGATAACCGCCTTGATAATGTAAATTTCCGACATCCGGTTCAGGGTGTTAAAAGTAACACCGTTGTTCGGGTCTCGGTAGCCTTTCCCGTTAAAACCAATTTCGGAAGGGTTCCACTGTATTGATTTTATTTCGGGGGTAGCCAAACGACGTCCATACTTCTGTTGTTGAGATATGAACGCCTGTGCTTTGATTACCTCTTCAAATGACTCCGAACTGAGTGCCTTTTGTAACCTGTTTTGCAACGCCATCGGAGCCGCCTGTGCCATCAGTTGGAGTTCTTGAAGAGACAACCCATCAAAATCAGGTATGGGAGCATTCTGCGCCCCCATATTCTGATGATTTAATATGCGTCGTTTCTTCCTACTCATATCCTATTAAATTGTCGTAGGTGTCACATAAACGGCTGCGTCGTATGCCCGACCGCTGTACAACGCTCTAATTTTGAACCACGTTACATCAGCCGGAACCGTAACGTTCAACTCGTTGATTATCTCAAATGAAACGTAGTGTTGGGCGGAAGTAGTCAAAGTCTTACCGTCTTCACTTACTGTGCCCACGGCTTCTTCGATATCGGTAAATGACAACTGATTGTCGTTTGCCATTAACGTGATATCCATTGTTGCTTTTTCGTCTCCGGTGCGGTCAAAAGTAGCGATCAACCACGGGAAAGAAGCTGCGGTATTTTCATCCCACGGGTATTGCTCTTGATAATCTGCAGGCATATAAGCCTTGAAAGTTTTCTCGTCGTAAATAACCTTCAATGACAACCCGTTCACAACCCCTGCCAATACGGGCGCACCGCTAGTAAAGTCAGCTGATTCGTCAACGATAAATTTATTCCCTTCATAGCAATCTACACGAGCCTCAATGGCTTTAGCCATGTTCAACATTTCAGCAATAGTGACAGACTGCCCCATGCCAAAATTAAATCCAGCGTGAACCATGTTGCCATAATTGTCGCCGATTAACCCGGTAATCATGAAGTTATTGATAGTTCCTAAACCATCAGTCTCAACAGTTACCCGTTCATCCAATTTGGAGTAAACATATTTTTTCATACTTTTCTAAATTAAATTTCTTATTTAAAATGCGCTACAAATATACAAATTTGAAAGCAAGTCACATCGGATGCCCTCTTTCTCCATATCATTAGCAACGAATCAAGAAGTTGTAATTTGTTGCAAGATTTTAAACCACGACAGTGTAAAGACGTATATTAGTACCTTTCTTATTTTAATTCTTTTTATTGTAACCATGACGAACCAACGCATCCATCAATTCCTTAATAGAATCGTACATGAAAGAAATTTCACCCTGCGCACCTGCTAAACTCATTTTATAGACATCCCCTCTTTTAGACACAAAACCTTGTGAACTTTTATTACGAATAGGTACAACCTTTCCGGTTTCTATTTCATCCCTTAGTTGCTTGTCAGAATCAGATAAACTTTCTGATTTATCCGTCTTATTTCTTTTCTCCAATTCGTTCTTAACTTTCATCGCTTTATACAGGGCTTCGGCACGTTCTGACTTCTTCATGTTATCAAAGTTTTCGTTAAAATCCTTGACAATGCCATCATGTAAAAGCTGAATCGTTTTATCATCTAACCCCTGCAAATTCTTAAAAGATTCATCAATGCGCTTTCTAATCTTGTTCGAAAGGTATTTCTTAAATTTCACCTGCCCGGAGTTTGGCATATCGTCAAACTTAATACGGTAGGAAAACTCTTCCTGTTGCTCACCCCCTGTGTCTTGTTTGGTTTCGGTAACTTCAGCCGTTTCCTTCGCTTCCTCCTTAACAGGCTTCTCCTCCTTACGTGGGGTTTCCTCTTCCTCAACGGTAGCGGTTTCCTTCACGGTTTCTTCTTTCTTTTCGGAAGCCCCGTTCTTTAACTGTTCCCGAATGCCATCCAGTTTCTTCTGTAATTGAGTGGTAACTTTGTTAAACCGAGATTCCCCGTCCTCGTATTCAAGCCATATCCTTTTATTCTTTTTGATATCGGCTATCTTACGTTCCAAAGCGGCAGCGTCACGTTCAAGTGGATTTTCCTCCTTTTTAGGTTGATTAGGAGACGCCTCCTGTTGAGCGGCGGCGTGTCCGTATTCCAACCCTACCCGGTGTAACCGACGGTTCTCTGGAGTATCCTCGTAACGCCCGTACCGGGCTTTCTCGATTACGCTATTCATCTTTACCGTCCTTTGACCATGATTCTGGTAACTTGCTTTCCAAGCCTAAAGCCTTCGCACGTTTGCGAATCCAAGCCTTAACTTCTGCCTCCGGCATAGAAGACGCACCAACTAGTCTAATAGCGTCGTGCAGGTCTTGTTCGTTCCGTATCGGATATTTACCATTAGGCATGGCTTCGCCTTTCTCTGCGAGCCCCTTTCGCTCCTTTTCTGTAAAGTCGGTTTTATTGGCAGACTTCATGATAAGGTTTTCCCACGGGGTAAACTCCATTGACTTCTCCACCTTGTCATCACCCTTCTCGGAACTACCCTTGTCGTCCTTCTTCTTTTTAGACAATTCGGCTTTAGCTTTTTCCATGATAGCACGGAACTTCTTGGCGTTAGTGGAATCACCTTTCTTTTCAGCGGCATCGGCTAACTTCTCGGCTTTGGTAGCGAGCGTCCGCAATTGAGATTCGCTATATTTGGAAAGGTTACCTTTCACCTCGACATCTTTATGTTGTTTTTGTTCCTCGGGCTTTTCTTCCTTCGGTTTCTTCTTGTACGGCATACCCACACGTGCCAACCGTCTGTTTTCCCGTGTATCGGCGTATCGTCCGGTTCGCATGGCTTTCTCGATGTAATATTGCCCCTCGCCCCATTCAACTTGAGCCTCCCGGTAATAGCGGGTTACTTCTTTGCCGTCTGCGTCAACACAAATGGCTTTCGCCAGATAAGCAACGTCAACGGCAAACTCTTCCTTGTCTTCCGGAGACAGTTCATTACGTTGACTTTTCTCTATACCGTCTTTGGTGTAGGAAGCTATCTCTTCCGGAGTGAAAACCTCGTAACCGTGATTACGTGCAGTTTCCTCGAAATCCGACAATAACATTTTCTTATTTTGTTCCATAATTCAAAATTAAATTTAATTTTCTGGGAGTAAAATTACAAATTTCCCAAAACTAAAATAGGGAAGACATCTTGTCTGATAAAAACGAGGAGCCGAAGCCCCTCGAAAAACCTAAATCAAAACTTCTGGAATTAAAATAGAATATTCATGCCTCAAATTTAACTACATCGTGCCCGTGGGCTATCTCAAAACTAATAGGAGGCTAACGGTAACTACTACGCAATCTTAATAGGAAAGGTTATAATCTCCTAAAATTTCAAGGGCGGGTCTTTAGCCCGCCCCCTACCGAGCGTTAGCGAGGTGATGTTTGTTTGCCTTTTGCCGGGGCAAAACGCTTGTATATATCGAATATATGAATATACGAAGTATATGAATATATGAAGTATATATACTAAACTATTAATATAATACCACTACTTTATAGTGGGTCGGAAACTCCGGATTCAGCATCCTATATGTCCAACAATAAACACCCGCTAGGGGGCGGGATAAACACCCGCTAGGGGGCGGCTAAGAACAAGGTTGCGATACTAATTTAAAATTTACTCATTATGATATAAACTTTGGGTGTAATTCCACGTACAAGACATTATTAAACGTAAATTAATAACAAATGGAAAAATTTAAAATTTCTGGAATTGAGCCGCACATCTTCCTAAATTGTAGTAGGAAGTATGATGATTTTGAAGAGAATATTTTTTCTTTAACGTGGGGGAGGTTGTTCACGAGTATGCAAACAGATATAAATGTTTTTCAAAAGCCACTACGGCATATTTGTAGTGGGTTATCCTTCACCAAGGAAGATGATGAGCCTTTCATAGAATTTAGAGCATCAGAAATATCTAAAAGGGGATATTATTGGGTGTTCAATAAATTTATGACAATGCAAAGTAAAAGACTTATTATTACGGAAGAAAATAATTTACCTCAAATTAGTTTTCCTCTATTTTCCTCTATTGAAAATAGAAACCCATTTATTCGGTGTTATTTTTCACCAATATCATTAAGATATTTGCTTTATTTTGGTAAAGGTGTTGGGGGTTGTTTCTTTAATGTAATGGCATCCATTTCCATGGGTTCTGGTATTAAACAACGTTTATATCGCTTAATATGCTCAAATATGGATAAATTAGAAGTGTGTTTAAGCGTAGAAACACTGAAACATAATTATAACGTGCCAAATTATGATTTTCACAAGTTAAAAGATAAAATTATAGACCCGTTTATTAATAAGTTAAGAAACAATCCTTATGACCCTATTGAATGTTCTTACGAGCCAATTTATGGACATAGTTCAAAAGCAGGCAGACCCGCCGTTAAAACAATAAAGTTTAATTTTAAACCTAGGAAACATGAAAAATAACCAAGATCAATTTGAAGAATTAAGAGTAATCAACTTTAAAAGTTTTAATGATATAAATCCTATCCCACAAATAAATATTGATTTTAGTAATATTTGGGTAGCTATCTTAAAACAAGGTGGAGTACTAATATATGAAAGTTTAGTTAAAACGTTTAATAGAGAAGATAAATTTCTTATTTCTATAGAAAATGGTTATATGGTGGGGGAAATGCCGGACAAGTGTGTTGGAGAAGATCCGGACGGTTTTCTTGAAGAATATGGCGGTAGAAAGGTTCATTTAGTTTATTTGGACGGTCTTGCTGATTATTTGACATTTTATTTAGTAGAGTTACTAAGTTCTGGAAAAGTCAAACCCAAAGATATTGAAATTTTTGATCAAAAATTTCAATATTATTTAACCGTGCAAGTGATGTTAGAATGCCCGCAAGGTTTCATGAAAAATCCTCTTTCAGAAGGGTGTCCATTTTAATTGTAAGCTATGGCTCAAACATTTAAAATACAGAATAAATCGGCAGATGCCGTGAACGCTTTAGAACATGGAGAAACGTGTTCTATTTCGTTGGATTTGGTAGAAATTACCAAAAGTAGTAGACCCAAGATCATTCAGAAGTGCGCTAAAACCTTTACCGTACGTAAGGATTGTGACGGCGGTTTCTGTGCAGATTGCTGCCTTGAGAAAATGAATTGCACCGGAATTTTGTGTATAAGTGATGATTTCATTTTAAAATTGGTGAATAATGAGTAGTCAAGTAGAAGAACTTCAAAGAAAGATATTATTTCAGGATCGTGAAATACGACGGCTCAACGAAGAACTTAACGACAGAACTCTTCGTGAAAATGAACTTATTAGCGAGATAACCCGGTTGCAGGATGAACTGGATTATTTCAGAAAAGAAAGCAAACAGCAAGCACGCCTCGTTCAGATAAAGGCTGATACTCTGGAGGAATTTCTTGACCCTTCCCTTCCTAACACGTTTGCCACCGGGGAAGGCACGGGGCTTGAAGAAGAATGGGAAGATTTCATGTACGCCTACACTGACGAGTTATTCATCGAAGATGATGAGCCTGATTTGCTATTGTTTAGGGATGATCGTGAAAAATGTTATCGTTCAGAAACGGGTAACACACGACTATATTTCCCAATTAGCAAAGCCGAACTTAAGATTCTAAACATTCTTAAGATACGTCCACTTACCCCCGAAGAGGAGGAAGCACTTGCACAACGTTTAGAAAACGAGTAATTTAGTGGCTAAAATAGTTTTAATTATGGAACAATTACACACTAAAAATTCAGAAAGATTTTCGGGGAAGAATGACCCCGATTATTACGTTGCCGGGGGTTTTGACCCCGTGCCAACACCACCTGAGGAGTCAAACAAGCCTTCTAAGCGATCCTTTTGGGCTATCCTAGTAAACGTATTACTTGCTATATGGCAAGCCCCCCAGAACCTTGTGGGACTTATTGTGGCGTGTTTCACGGGGTGGGGTTACCAAGGTATTATCGGCGGGGTGATGTTCTTTACTAAGAACGGTACTGGTTGCGTGTCATTAGGACAGTTCGTTTTCGTTACTCATAGCGGCTTCATGCACAAGCCCGCTCTATGCGCCCACGAGTGGGGTCACACCCGCCAGAGCCGTATGCTAGGGTGGTTATATCTTTTCGTTATAGGGATACCGAGTGCCGTTAAATGCACCTTCTGTAACGATCCTGAAGAGTACCATGAATTCTACACCGAAGCGTGGGCTGATCGTCTTGGAAAACGTTTTCCTACTGACGAATACAAGGAAATGGTTGAAAAGTATAAGCAAAGAATTTTGTAATTTTGAACCGCTGAAACGTGGTTCATGTATTTCGGTTAGTCTTGAAATTACGCCCGGTGTTTGCCGGGCGTTTTCTATTAGTTTTTCTACAAGCTAAATTTTTACAATAAATTCATATTTCAAAGTCAAAATCGGTACTACTTATTTTGCAAAACTCCCCATCCGGTGCGATACAGTAAACAACTGTCTTATCGGGCGTTATAGACACGTTTAACACGGGCAGGGACGTGTGTCCGGTTACGGTAAATTGACCCACGTTATGCCCCGTTAGAGAGGCATACGTGGGGACTGTAATCTTGCTTATCTCTAGCTTACGTCCACCAAACGCCCCATAATCTACCATGCGGGTACGGGGGCAAAACAATAACATTTCGTAATCGTTAAAATACTTCCTTTTAAGATTAAGATACGCTTCGAATAACTGTTCTTTGGTTAGCGTGTCTTTAATGCCCGTTTCCTCACGATAGCGAATGCGTAGAAATTGCAGTTGTCCCCGTGTTAAATCCTCGAAGTCAGTTTCAAAGATCACCAACAATTCAGCGAGTTTACGATCTTCCATCACTTGTCTAATTTGTAAGTTCTAATCTTTTCAAGTTGCTTCTGTAACTTGTTGGCATCATACCCTAAATTCTGGGGATTTAATTCTAAATTGATATACTCCTTGTAATCTTCAGGCGTGCCAATCAGCAATTTTAAAGAGAAAGCAAGAAATTTGTTCTCACCTATTTTACGAACTTGCACGCCTAACCCGTTAGGAAAGAAGTGCATGGCGTAAAACCCACCCATAGGACTTCTAAAACGAAAATCTTTTGGCGTTGGAAACCACGGTTCATCTTTTAGAGGTTCTTCTTGTTCTGTCTGAACTTCTATCAAGTCAGCGATAACTGTAATAATCCTGGAATCAAGGTACGGGGTATTTAGAGAACCCGTGTCACACTTTCGAAACATTTCGTTAAAGTTTACGGAGGGATTGTTGGTAGCCCGCAATTGCACGGCTTCTTCACTAATGCCGTACTTGAATAACCATGCGTTTCGAGCGGGGTTGTCTTTAGGAAGTTGCAGGATGAGTTCTTCTGCCTCTTCTACACGGTTCTGACCGTTTACTTCCCACTTGTCTAATAAAATTAATCCTTTCATGATTTCTTATTTTTATGTTTGATAATTGCTTTCTTCCATTTCGAGTAAGGCACGGGGGTTTTACCCTGATTTAAAGTCCAGAAACAATACGTTTGATACATTTGTTTTAATTCACTTGTCATTATTCCTCCCAATATATTTGAACGGTTTCTACTACGTTAGGAAAGGTTTTAGGAGCCATTGTTGCCATTTGCTTTAAATACGCCCTTGCATCCTCTTTAGTTTCAAAAATTTTGCCATGATAGCAAAATGGTTTGTTGTCTTCTCTATCCCGGCAGACATTTATCCACCCCTCCTTTTGACCGGAAACCATCATCAGGTCAAGATCATTTATTCCATTTTCAAAATGTTTCCCATCAATATAATAATGGACAACACCTTCTTGATGTTCGTTTAATCTTATTAACGCCACTATTGGCGTGTTTTCTAAAGATTTAAAATCGTAACACAATATTCTCACGGGTCTACCGTCTCTCGTGCACACGGGCTTACCCTGTTTCGCTAGTTCAATGTCAAATGGTTTCATGTTATTTCTTCTTTTTAGCGAGTTTATACTGATATTGTCGACTTAGATGTTTGTTGTGGAGATAATCATTTTCTCCACGATTGTAAAAGGTTTGCTGATAGGCTAGCTGATTAGGAATGTAAACCACCTTCTCTTTACGTTTCTTTGCCATAACTGTATTAATTAAGTTTACGAATAGACTTCCAATGGAGCGGTATATTAACCAAAAGCAACGCAAGCAACACCAACCGACCCGCCCAAGTGCTTCCCTCTATACCCGTTAAAAAGAGGCAAATAGTAACTACCGTGTAAATGTTGCTAAACGTGTACATGGTGCGTATCCCAAGCAACCCGTAATTCTTCATGAAATCACAGGCGGTTATTAACCGGGGGTAATCCGGGTGAGGATTAACTTTATGAAAGGAGAATTCCCCTTCCCTATTTATAACGATGAATCCAGATTCATGATTATCAGCGGTTTTTAAATTACAGTCTTCGGGTATGTACCCGAAACGTCGTAGGAGTTTCTCACAATTATAAAGTTCCTTGCAAGTTCCCGTGATTATTAATGGTGTCATATCTGTGTTTATTTGTTGTTTAACCTGCCACAAATATAATAGTTATTTAGATATAAACAATAAAATATCCGGGAAATCTGTAAAGAAATCCCGGATCAAGATAACAACAACTTAAAAGAAAAATAACTGCCATCACGGCAGGGGTATCGTTATGCTCCTATGAATTTCAAAGTTAAATAAGAGTGTTGAGAAACTATGTTTAGCAAACCATTTTGCATATCAGTGGTTAAATATGAACCATCAGTATTCTGTTGTATGGTCAAATTGACAGTCTTTTGTAATTTATCCGCAGACTGCCCAATGTGCTCTAACATAGAGAGATAATTTTGGTAAATTGATTGCCAAAATAAGGTTGGAAAAGTACTCGGTTGATAAAAACCGAAGCGAACGTTTTCTACTGCACCTGTATCAGCTAAAACGTTACACAAAATGTCCGGGTCAGTCACGGCAAACATTGCCAAACTAGAAGTTCCTTGAACAGTTACGTGAGTGCAAGAATTAGCAATTTCATTCAAGTAAACGGAATATTGTGTATCAGAGTTACAAAAAACACTGACCATATTACCGCTTGTAAGTTCTAAATTGGTTTTCAATCCATTTTCATCCTCCACGAAAGCCGCTAGATTATTGTAAACATCACTGTTTAATCCAACCATAACGGGACCACCGTTACCCGTGAATTTCAAAATTTCTGAAAATGGTTTACCCGGTTGAGAAACGGATATGGTTTTAGTGATACCACTTCCAGATATCACTACTGAAGTATTACGAGTGCTTGGGGTTGTATTAGCTTGCGCCGTGACGCTTAATGAACCGTTACCCCCCCCCGAATCGGGGGTGACGGAGATAAAATCCTTGTTCATTTCATTATTTTGTTTTAGTTACTAGCTGCAAATATAGTTATATTACGTGGATTATTGGTAAAAGATACAATAAAGGAGCCGGAAAAATTAGTGAAACCCGGCTCCTTAGCTAAACAAATGAAAACATAATGAAAAATAGATTATTGTCTAAAAGGTAATCCTTCTAGTATCATTTCCGTGCTTTATAGCGAAATCGTATCTATCCCAAATGGCGTCCCAATGTTTAACAACAAATTGCACGTATTTAGCAAAAGACAGGTCGTTAACGCTGTCTACACGCCATAACACCCCGTAAGGGGTGCCGGGGTTGTACAACCGTAAATAAACGCCCGTGGAGTCTATAAACCCGACTTCCGTTTTGTACCTTACTAGAGTGGCGTAGGGTTTGCCACTTTTGCCGTATTCTTCCTTTATCGTTGTTTTAATAACTTCTAACGTTGGTTCCATAATGTTATGCTTTATTTTGGTATTACAAATATAGCCTAATAAAACGTAACAGCAAAGAAAAAGGAGGGAAATTCCCTCCTCATCATTTTCATAAATTTGTCATTAGTTACCCTTCCGTAAAACTTATTCGATATTCTTCGAAAGGGCATTTGGTAAACGGGCGTGTATCATCTTCACTGTCGGGGCTACTTAATTCGCCAAGCACACTTTCTAACGTGCCATCTTCACGAGTATAAGCCGGAATCCAATAGGAAATGTATTGGTTTCCGGGTACCACCCCCTTCACCCTAGCCCATACCAATTTAGGAATGAAAGGGGGTACGGGAATTAAAGTAGGTTGGTCAGTTATATGAGTAAAATCTTTAATTTTCCAACCGTCCAAGTCCTCTATTTCAACATGATTAACCATTTCCTTGTTAATTTGTTGCACGATTTCATACACCGAAGGTAGTTCTCTGGTTCCGGTAATAACCATGTCAAATACAGAGCCTTTACGGGCTGTCCCTTCATTTATATCCTTGTAAATAGTTACCCGGTACACGTGATCGTACAACTTTATCCGTTCCTTAACATTTTCTTCCTTAGGAGCCTCTTTCGGTTTTGGAAAGGTAAACGTTGCCACCCAATCAACAGACGGAACGGCTTGAATTGGATACCCCTGTAATCCGTTGGCGTGCATGAACGATGTGGCGGTGCTATACACCTTTTCGGCATCAAAAGTTTCATCCAATGTAAAGTAAATTGGAAACTCGCATTCTTTATTGTCTTTGTCAGACACGTAGTGAACGTTAAACAAAATTTTTTTAGGTTCTTTCATATTGGTTAAATTTCAATTGTAATTGTTTGAGATAAATCTACTTCAGAAATTTTGTGCCACACGTATTCTGGTTTGCCTTCTTCGTTTATTTTCAATTCGGAAAATTGAACGTTAACGGATGCGCCATGAATGTATCTTTCGTACGCCATCTTAATGGCATTTATCAAATTAACGCAATTCACCAAAGCCATTTCGGCATCTTCCTTTTTAGGATGAGGAGAGGAATAAACGATATAGTATGATTCACCGAGTGAATACTGAAGACTGAATCCAAAGCCTCCCCCTAAATTCATTACTCCGGTCAAGTTAATTTCTGAAAGGAGCGTTGGAAACGATTTGAATTGCGTGTCATCTTTAGTTGGTTTTATAAATACAAACATAATTTATTTCTTTACGTAAATAACTGATTGTTTACCCGTACACGCCAGAAACAAGTCATGACAGGTATACACGAGTTCACGGTTTCTTTTGGTGATATACACCGCTACCGGGGTGAAGTCGTTCTTTAGGGAACATTTACAAGGCGGAATCGTGAACTCCTCACGTTTAGGAGCCATGTTAAAAGCGCAACCCCAACAACCCATTTGTAGACCGTTCTCACGGGCTTCTAGGGCAACGATATACTTCTTACCTTTATACTTTATTAGCTGCCCCACCGAAACCCGTAATTCAGTGTTATTAGAGGGTCTCTTATACTGATATGGTTGACGCCGTTTTGTTCCCATAACGATGTTAGTTTATAAGAAAGGGTTAGACCAATGTGCTTTTAGCCATTTCGCACGTTCTAGTTCAGATTTTCTTTCCCATTGATGTAGAAGTATCTTCAGTTGATAATACTCGTCTTTAAGTACCACAACATGATCTTTCATGCTAAATAGAGGAAAGGAAATATGAAACCAATCCGAAAATTCAGCGTCCACTATTACCATATCGATTGGAATTCCTAATTGTTCTTCAGATTTGGTATGGTTATGCGGTACACGGTGCATTCGGTGTTCATTACGTTCTAAAGATTTATTAAACTTTAAAATCGCTCTGATTTGTGCATCGACGTATTTCATATTTGGTTTAAACTTTTTCATATATTGTTAGTTGATTTCAAAAATAATTCCCTTGTCGTGCCTGTAAATACGGTACTGACCCGGTAATTGATAAATGTCTGTATCAACATATTTCTTCGCTATAACTACACGATTACCGTTTCTTTCTTTCACGTTAATGAAAGGGTCGGCTTCATTCGCAATAGCGTTCACGTTCCAAACAATTTCAGTATCAAAGAATTGTTTTAGGAATTCGTTCCAGAGCATGGTTCGGTCGAACAGGTCTTTACCTATCGCCTTGTATTCGAACGGGTGTACCCAATAACGGAACCACCATTTCTTTAATATACTTAATTTGAAGGCTTTCGTTAACATCACTGATTCGTTTTAAGTTTCGCACGTAATTCTTCAACGTCATCACAAACGGGCTGACTGCGTTGATTCTCTATTTCCGTAGTGCTAGCCTTATGAATTTCCTTATAAGCCTCGTAAGCCTCCGGGAAGTTCTTCTTTAGGAGGGTAAGGTTGTTTAAGGTATTCATGATGACGCATTTGGTTTTGTTCATGAAATATTGGGCTTCTAGCTTCTTTTCCCAAATTTCTTGCAGAATAGATTTCACCGTGGTATCTATTACCATACATTCTTCCCACCCTTCCCATTTGATAGTCTTATTTGGAAATTTGATGTCAATATGCAAAGAGCTAGTAGAGGCTGCATCCAAATGCCACGTTTTAGACCAAGGGGTATTCGTTGGTGAAAGATATATATAACTGTGATAATCTAAAAACCTTACTTTCACGTCAGGGGGTAAATTCTTGATGCAATCGGGAGTATATTTAACAGTGGCATCTTCCAAAGCCACGGTTAGTTTATCTACCAATTTATCAATATCCTCATCGAAATTACGTTCACGCAAACGACGAGCGATTTTCGTAGCCATGTTTTCTCCTAGTAGTGGCATAGTCTCAGCGTTTACGGGTTTTCGGTTTCATGATAACTTTCTTACCCTTCTGGGGTTGTTGCTCGGCTACCGCACCACGTCGTTCTTCAACAATGTTAGGAAGTTCCCACTTTTCAGGTACGGCACATAATTCTATACCGTTTTCTTTTTGTTTGGAAATTTCCTTTTCGACTTCTTCTTTGGTGTACAAGGTGCCGGGGTTATTACATTCTGGGAAATCTTTACCGTTTTCCATAAATACCAAACGATATTTAGGTTCAGGAATTTCCATTTTGATAAATTCGTTAACGTCGAGATACTCGCAACCGAAATTCCGAGCGGCTTGCAGATTACTATCGCTATGATCGCCCGGCAAACCAGAAGCATCACCGATCATAATACATTCCTTGTTATCAATATCCCTTCCTAATTGGTTAGCGAATTCGGAAACCAACGTGTTAAGCATACCGGGGTTCGGTTTGCGCATGGGGTCTTCCTTAGCGTTAGCCGGGCAGTACCGGGCGGCTACCTGAGTGTATTGTCCCACGAATTCTTGTAGGGAAGCCAACACGAATCTCAATTTACATTCAAAGAACACGGGGTTGACGATTCCTAATTCAATACCACCCTGATTTGTGTTGATGAGGATTGCAAGGGGGTGAAGGTCACGAAGTCTTTCGAATACATCCATGTTAAGGGTCATATCCCACGTTCCTTTTGGAAACGTTGCACCGGAACGAGTATTGATAAGCGTTCCGTCCATGTCAATCAAAATAATTTTCTTTGCTGAAATGTCCATAATTTTTAGTTATTAAAATTAGTCTTAATACGTTATATGTCGATATCTGGTTGTGGGGGCTTGCGCCCCGTGATTAAAACTCTGCAAATAAAACACGTGATTTTGTCTTCGAATCAAGGTCTGCCATCCAAAAGTGGTGAGCACCGAAACCGTAGTCAAAGTAAACCGTTAGAGGGGTTGTAGAAGCTAAACGAGACATTAAATAACGCAACGTTTGCTCGTCGGCTGACTTGAGCACGCTATTGATTACTTCCACGAAACAAACTGCTTTAGTAGCGGTTAAGTTTTCAACTTGATTTTCAATCTTTAATTTCATTGTGTTTTGGTTTTATGTTTGACATTTAATAACAATACAAATGTAATACAATTTGCTAAAATCACAATGAAAAATCCGGAAAATCTTTTCAGAAAATCCGGATCGGTGATATATTAACTTAACTCCAGTCTTAGAATTGACGGTTTATCTTCCACGTGTTAGTGACTCCATTATAAAATTTGGTACTAAACCACGACAGTGTAAAGACGTATATTAGTACCAAATTTGAAAGAAGTTGTGGGGAAAGAAAAAACCCGGTGTCCTGTTATCGCAACGGTCACCGGGAAATGTCAAAATAAAACAAACATTGTCTTCAATATAATGCAAAATTAATGGTACAAACAATACGTGTCGTTTAGGATATAGTTACGACGTGGTTCCCCAAACTTCCTTCCGAAGTAACTCCACCTAACAAGATAGCGTTGAAATTTATGGTCGTTGCGTACACGAAAGGTGTTTTCGGATTGTTCCATGTTGTTCTACCTGTGGCAACGGTACGAGTGAAGTTGTTTTCTATGGTTATAGGGGTAAGATGCCATCCACCCTGAGCGGCTATAATACTTTGTACTGACATCTGGCTGATATGAACGTTATCATCCCCGGTGTCAACCCCATTCGTGCTGAAAACCCTAATCAATACCGTGGTATTGTGTGGGTCTGCAACGATGATATTGTCATCCGGACCGAATTCCACAACAATACCACTACCGGAAGGATGTGTACCGGGCGTTACTTCTATGGATTTAGCTTTTAAATCTCCATTGATGTCATACACGCCAATACCGAATCTAAAGTTACCACCCGTGATACTATCTTCCAAATTAACGGTATTTACTAAAGTTGCCGCAAAATAGGTTAAAGGGACACCACCTAGTTCTTGAGTGACAGGAACCGTTTTCGTTACCCCGCTACCCGACACTACCACGCTTGACGAACGTGCCGCCCCGGTATTAGCCGCAGCCACCACGCTCAATGATCCATTTCCACTACCCGATCCGGGAGTGATTGTTAAGAAATCTTTTTCCATTTTCTTTTAAGTTAAGTTGATATATCAATGCAAACTTACCTAAAAGAAACGAGAAATAAAAACGTTGTTCAATCATGCATAGAGAGCGCACCTGTCTTCACGACGGGACGCTCTCCTCAACTTAACTTAAAAGAAAAATATTTAATTGAACCAATTAAATCAACTTCCGTAGGGGTAAATTAACAACCCTACCACGATACCTCCATCCGCCGCATAATCGGGGAGTTTAGTGATGTCAAACGGTCCGGAACGCTTGCAGTCGCCTGTACTCGGGCAACTACCATTGATGCACTCGTAAACAAGTTCTTGACCGTTTAATGATTCGTTCCATTCAATAATGGTTTGCGGTATATTTCCATTAACGGAACGGATGCCTATGTCAACATGGAATAGTATTCGTTGTAGAGTAGTTCCATTCATGGTCAACTGGTCTAAGAAGAAATCGTTTATGTTGACCATCGCATTCGTTTCAAAGTAGGGTGATCCTATTGAGGACTTGTAAGTTTCATAATAAAAATCTACTTCAGCAGGATAACGTATCGCTTCTGGTAGGTTGCCGTTAAGTTCAGCGGTATTTGTTAAAGGAAAGTCATTAACTCTCGTGAATATTTCGGTAACGAAAGTAACCGAACCCGTGAATAATTGAGTTATGGGTGTGTAGGAAGTGCCTTCTTTTGCGTAAAAACCCGCCGTGAAGGCAACGATCTCGTTGAGACCTGCGGCTTGAGAAACATCTATACTCTTGGCTATTCCGCTACCTGAAACGGTCACGGAAGAGGTGAGGGCTGCACCCGAATTGGCTGTGGCGACAACGCTCAGAGAGCCGTTGCCCCCCCCCCGAATCGGGGGTAATTGTTAAGAAATCTTTTTGCATTGTCGTTATCTTTAGTTATGGTACAAATATACACATTTAAAATAAAAACGGGTACGAAACTCGTTTCGCAACAGGTTCGTACCCTAAGTGTTCATGTGCTTAAAAAACTCTATCGTTATAAATTACGTATCTAAAAATAGGAAGTTACTTTCCTTAATTAAAATTCTTTTACATCTATGTAATAATCTATTCTTCCCCAACCACCCGAAGCCGACACTTTATTTACAAGTCTATTTTCTACACGTTTGAAATCTTCAGTTGGTTCGAATTTGTTGTAATCATATTCTACTGTAATGGAACGAAATTCTGAAGAATAAATGTAGAGAAAACCGTGTTCTTTAAAGGTTGTTATTTCCCTAATAAATTCTTTCAAGGTGTAAGGGCGGCTCATGTACACGCTAAAATCAACGAAACAATCTGGTGCGCTTTGGGATATTTGCTTTAAATGAATCATCACTTTGTAATTTTATGATTTACCCCGTACCCGAACAAGGCAAAGTCACCCTTACACGGATCGTTAGGGAAGATCTTACGCAAGTTAAGCGTTATTTGTAACGCCGCATTTAAACCACGGGCAACGGGACAAAAGAGACCTAATTGAGAGGCTATACGATGCACGTGGGTATCAAGCGGTATGATAAGGGCTGTCGGGTCAATTCTAGTCCATATACCTAAATCTACCGGGCTGTCACGGCGCACCATCCAACGTAGAAACATATTTAAACGCTTGCACGCCGATGACCAATCCTTTGGAATACCTTTTATCGCCTTACCCTGTTGCCAGAAGAACACGTCTATCAAGCTTGCCAAATAACGTATATTGCGACCGTTGTATTTGTCACGGTTGGCTTCATATAGTACCGCATCCTCTAACGTGCTGTAAATACGGTACACACAAGCAAGCCCCTCGCACAAGTCGTAAAAATCGCCGTAGGTGAAGAAGCGATACAAACGTTGGGTATCTGGATAATTTTTTCTCATTTGGTAGTAATAACCCTCTGAAATAAACGTGTACGGAGAAGTGGCGTAGGAAGCCATAGTTTCAAACAATTGATTAGCAACTTTGATAAAGGCTTTGCGACTACCGTAAGCCAACCACTGAGCGATAAATCCCGCTATTTCAATGTCACGAACATTTGTGAAACGCCGTGGAAACTGTACCGGGTCATCAAGCACGAATTCGGGGGTTTCGTATCGTGCGGCGTATTGTTGTAATAATTCAATCGTTCTTGCATTCATTTTCTAAAGTTTTAAGGCGTGTATCTAATTGTTCTATATATAACGTAATTGCATATAGACATGATTGTGTTTGGTGTAAAGCCCCTACCATTTTATTTGATATGATAGCTGGATTTTCATTAGGGCTGATGAACCCTAAAGCATTTCGCAAATTAGCAACATTCGCCTTAATATGTTTCAGCAAATCGTTTTCTTCATTCATAATATCTTGTTTTTCTGTTTCAACCGTTGCACATCCCGTTTTAATTCATCGTTTGCAGTAGCCAAGTTATTAATGATAACTTCAAGCCTGTTTAAGACGTAATACACGTCAGAAACCTTCACTAAAGCGTTAGGTTCGGTTAGGAATTTATCCTTGTACACTTGCACGGCATCACGCATATTTATACGGGCGTAAGCACTTTGAGACGCAGTAGATTCACTCATTTCAATTTCAATCCTAATAAATTCAACTCTTTGTTTTTCACTTTCTCTTTTAAATCGTCCAAACGATATTTGCCTATGCAGGTGTAATCTAAAACTTCCGTATAGGAGGGGAAATCCTTTGGGTCTAACGTTTCCTTTATAGTTTTAAATCCCATAATCCAATCCCAATTCAAAATCCATACCGAATTAGAAACGTAAGAAACGGCTAGAACTTTACCGCCCTTGTTTGCCCAAACCCTAGTCAGATTTTGAATATAACAATTGAAGAATTGGATTTCGTTATCAACTGCATCTGTTTTCACTATTACCATTCCTTGATGTGAATTGCTTTTCTTTACGTCAATGTAAGTAGGCAAATTACGGTGCATATACGCAACGTGTTCAAACATATCATACGGCTTTTTAACATCTATGGTCACAACACGAATGCTAACATTCTTCTTTGGGGGTGGGGTTTTCTTAATCATTTTGTTTTGACATTACTTAAATAAATATTGCGATATTCCAATTTCTTTGTGGGTTTCCCATCTTTAGTAAGCACCCGACATTTGTACACTAAATCCGGATACTTGCTTAACATCAAACTTACTTTAAAGGAAATTACTTCACCCTTTCCAACATGATCTTCTATAATGGCACCCGCTGGAAACGTGTTTTTCATTTTAGCGTACTCCAATATGATACGCCGTTTTTCTTCTTCGAAAGCCTTTTCTAGGGCTGCCATTTCATCATCGTAAAATTCTTCTGGTGTCATGTGCTTATTGTTTTAATTGTTTACCCAAAGGTAAGTAATTAAATAGGAACGCCAAAGATTTCCTCTTCAAATTCGGTGTTCCATTCGTTAAAAACTATTTTCACTGATGATTGTAGTATTCTACCATCTGAAGAGGAATAAACAAGGGAACCCATGAATTCTCTATTAGAATCTTCTTTAGGATCTCCGTAAATAACAACGTAACGATTTTGGCGGGGTAGGTTTAAAATGTCATAATTGGTTACGTACCGACCTATTCGAATCTTATTTAAAGGGTATGCAAGCATTCGAGCGATAGCTTTAGGGTCAGGTTCCCTAGACGGGAACGCTAATAGCCCTAAACGTGTAAATGCCCGTTCCTCAGAACTAATGGGGTGGTTAAAAATAGGAGTTAGTTTTAAATCCATAACGAAATACTTTAAAATAAAAAAGAGGAGCCACACGTTTCCGTCCAACCCCTCTTTTCTGTGTAATAAATGGCAAAATTTTCTTATTTCTTCTTCCCTTTCTTTGCCGGAGCCGCTTCAATTACCTTCTTAATGGTTTTAGAAGGTTTGAAAGCTATCGTGTGGCTTTCTGGCACGTCCAACGGTTTTTGAGTTAACGGGTTGGTTCCGGTTCTTGCCGGGTTCACCTTGCGTTTGAATTTTCCAATAGAGAAGGAAACTTCTTCGCCCTTTTCGATACACTCTTCCGTAATGACTTCACACATGGCATCCAAAGCCCGTTCCATTTCTTTTTGGGTTAATTCTGCTTTCTTGGCAGTTGCTGAAATAAATTCACTTTTCTTCATCTTGTTCAAATTTTTAAAATTTAGTTATTATGCAATTGTTATATATGTCATGTATAATCTCTCCGATATTCGTGTGGCCAACAC